GCGCTTATGAGTATGACAGTCAAACATTCGGAGATTTATTGGATGTTCTTAATTATATTGATGCATCTTTGTCTTTAGCCAATGCTGTTGCAGTGGCAGAGAAAGAAACCGATACTACTCCTACGGAGAAACAGAAAGAAGCAGGCAATTATAAGAAAGGTCATGTGCAGGTTGGTACATTCAATATCACCATTGAGAATCCGAAAGGATCCGTTCGTAGTGGAATAGACACAGAGGGCAACAAGTGGGAAACAACCATGCAGAACACCTACGGCTACATTCGTGGCACGGAGGGCGTGGATGGAGACCACATAGACGTGTTCCTCTCTGATGATATTGACGGGTGGAACGGACGCAGGGTGTTCGTGGTGGACCAGTATAATGAGGACGGCAGCTTTGATGAGCATAAGGTAATGCTTGGTTTCAATGAGACTGACGATGCCGAGGCAGCTTACTTCGCGAATTATGACAGCGACTGGGCAAATAATCACAAGACAGTGGTAACTGCCGTAAACTTGGAGAATTTCGAGAAATGGATAGATAGTAGCCACCGGAAGACAAAAGCGTTTGCAGAATACAAGTCAGTCAAAAGTGTTGAGGAACAGAGTTCAGGTACACAAGTCGACAGACTTTCTGAAATCAAGTCACGCATTGAAGAACTGCACAAGGAACAAGAAGCCGCACATGGTCAGAGTGATATATTTGAGGAAGCCCGCATTATTTCCGAAATAAACGACCTCTTTGCTGGACAGCGGAAGTTAGAACAAAGCAATTCCAATGAAGAAACGACAACACCGACTGATGCTGCATACACCATTACTCCGGCACAGTACACCACCAAAAGAGGTAAGGTGTTGGATATGCACCTTGTGAAGTTCAATAATGAATTAAGAGATACTGTTCGGAAGCACACCACAATGTTTGCCAAACAACTGAAAGGCTGGTGGAACAAGGAAAAGCAAGGCTTCATGATGCGGAGCAAGGAAGATGCTGAACGCTTGGCAGAATATGCAACCGATGCACAATCACAACCACCTTTGTCTTTGTCTGATTTGTCAGAAGTAAATGACGGCAATGTGCAGTTTGCTGAGTCTCAACTTTTGGAAACATCTAAGCAAGAAGAAAAGCAGGAATACAGCCCAGTGTGGCAATATTCTGTTTCCGTTGACAAGAAAACCGGATTGACCACGTTGAAGCGCGATGATGTGAGTGGCCCTATCCCTATCGGGGATGGACGTTTCAATTATACGGCAAACAGTCCTGAAGAAATGTTGGAGATTGTACGTAATCCCAAGAATTTCAATCAGGAACTGCGTGACGCTGTTGAAACCATTCTTGAAAACAAGGTTAAGATTAGGGAGATTGTACGTACAGAAAAAGCGGAAGCCACAGAGCAAGAATCTAAGCCTGAAAATAATCCGAGTGGCAACCGTCTTGTTACCGATGAACGCTATGCAGAACTCCGTGAGCGTATGCGCAAGAAGTTGCTCGGTCAAATGAACATGGGCATAGACCCTGAAATACTTGCCATTGGTACGGAGATGGCTGTTTACCATTTGGAGAAAGGTGCACGCAAATTTACCGAGTATGCTACAGCTATGGTTGCAGACTTGGGCGATTCCATACGCCCTTACCTTAAAGCATTTTACAATGGTGCGAGAGATTTGCCGGAGGTGGCAGAGAACGGACTGGATGCAGACATGACTCCATACGATGAGGTACAACAATTCGATGTGACGAATTTTGATAAGAAAAGTATTGATGCGCTTGCTACCGCCGAAACCGTAACAAGAGAGACCGAGGTGGAGCAAGAGGCAGAGATTGCACAGGAACGCATCAAAAAAAGCCGCCCTGCACGTAAGAAGAATGAGAAAAAAGCAGTAATTTCACAGCAGTCAAATGAGTTGGGTTTGTTTGACGCTCTGACTGATAACAATAAAAATAGCGAACATGGATTACAGAGAACTGATGCAGAACGCTCCGAAAGAGTGCCAGCCAAAGGTTATAGACACGAGCAAGGATTATCAAGAGGCACTGAAACAGGTAGCGAAAGCGAACAACAAGCCGGTAGAGGAACTGACAACGAAGGAGAAAGAACAGGCGATGCAGTCGATAGGACTGTGCGACCTCGACTTTCAGATTCCTTAAATGAACAAAGCATTGAGGGTAAGCGCAAGAAAGAGATTGAAAAGAACCGAAAACTTGCCGATGAACTCAAAGGTGTTACATTGCACTTGAACGACAAACTCGGAGGAGAACATGAGATTTCCGGTATTGTCTATTACGAACTTGCCAACGTATTCCATTGCAATGACAATATAAGCGGACCATTCCAAGCGATACGCAAGGAACTTGATGCTATTCTTAAAGTTGCACGCAAAAACGATGGTAGGAATACATTTACTCCCAAGAATACCCACAACAACCATTCGGAACGTGGTAAAGACCACGCTCCGACATCAGTAGATGCCCGTATCGAAGCCAATATCAAGGCTATCGAACTGGCAAAACAGTTGCTTGAAAGCGGCGAACAGGCTACAGAAAAACAGATGCAGACCCTTCGCAAGTTCAGTGGCTGGGGTTGCTTGGGCAAGGCTTTCAACGAAGGTACATCGTATGCTTCTAATCCCATTGCAAAGAAGCTCCGTGAGTTGCTTGGTGAAAAGGCATATCAAGAGGCCATAATGAGTGCAAATAGTGCCTATTACACTCCGGCATACGTTGTGGATACGCTTTGGGACATTGCCGAACAAATGGGCTTCAATGGTGGAAACATTCTTGAAGGTTCTGCCGGTATCGGCAATATCTTGGGACAGATGCCTACAAACATCAGTGAGCGTAGTGACATCCATGCCATAGAGATTGACAGAACTTCGGGAGGCATCCTCTCGCTCCTCTATCCTGATGCCAAAGTGGAAATACAGGGCTTTGAACAGACCCGCATACCTAACGGCAGTGTGGATTTGGCTATTACCAATGTTCCTTTCGTTACCGGACTCCGTGTGAATGACACCACCGGTGACAAAGACCTGTCGAAGAAATTCCACAACATACATGATTTCTGTATAGCAAAGAATGTGCGTAAACTGCGCGAGGGCGGTTTGGGTATCTTCATTACGTCCAACGGTACGCTTGACAACAGCAAGAAACTCCGTGACTGGATTGTGAACGAGGGCGGTTCTGACTTCGTGGGTGCCTTCCGTATGCACAACAAGACTTTCGGTGGCACCGGGGTAACCTCCGACATCGTTGTTATCCGCAAGCGTGTGAACGGGCAGAAATCCGCCCATGTCATTGATGTAAGCGATGTGAGCGGAGAGCGTATGGCAGAATATGATACTGGGGAAACACGCAAGGTCAAAGGCAAGGAAACACCGGTCATCAAGCAACTTTCGATGGACTACAACCGCTATTTCATTGAACACCCCGAAAACATGGCTGGTGAAATGCACTTTGCATTTGAGAAAGGCGACACATTCCGCCCGACAAGCAAGGGTTTGTATCCTGCACAGGATAAGAAGCAGGAGCAGATGTTATCTGAATTTGTCCATTCATTCAAGGCAGAGGAATTTGGCGAACGCAATGCCGGACCGGTTACCGATGTAATGCCCGACAAAAAGATTGGTGAGATATTTGTCAGAGATGGCAAACTGTTTATCAACTCGACAGCCAGTGCACAACCTCTCGAAGTGAATGCCAATAAGGTAAAAGGGCATACGAAAGTGGAATGCTTCGAGGCGTACACCGCCATCAAGGAAGCTCTTGCGGAAGTTCTTTCCTATCAGACCGAGAACGAAAGCGATGAGGGGCTGAAACCTTTGCTTGACAAACTCAACAAGGCATACGATGATTTTGTCGGCACATACGGACACTTCAATAAGAACACCGCCATTGCGTTTCTCCGCAATGATGTGGACTATGCCAATGTATTCGCTCTTGAAAAGTTTGAGGAAACGGCAGATGAAAAAGGAAACCGGATACAGAAATTTGAAAAGACCGATGTATTCAGCAAACGTGTCGTTGAAAAAGATAAAGAACCCACCCCGGCCAATGTCAAGGACGGTATCATTGCAAGTATCTTCAAATTCGGTCGTGTGGACATACCATATATCGCCGAACAACTTGGCACAGGCATCGAAGATGTGAAGAAAGAAATCATCGAGAGCGGCTACGGTTTCGAGGACCCAGTAAGCCGACAGATGGAAGCATCGTATCAGTATTTGAGTGGAAATATCCGTGAAAAACTGCGTCAGGCAGAGGAAAACAACGAGAATGGGGAATTTGACCGCAACATCAAGGCATTGCAGGAAGTCATGCCAATGGAAATCCCCGCACATCTGATAGACTTTACCCTCGGCAGTTCTTGGATTGATCCGAAACTCTATGAAGATTTCGTAAAGGAACGAACGGAAGTAGATGTCCGTTTTACAGCAGTAGGCGGTACTTGGTTTATGAAAGAGCCATACTTTACCAACTACGAAAAGAACCGTGCCATGGGCGTGACCAGTGAAATGCTCGGTCGAACCATTATGGGACACACCCTTATAGAAGCCGCCATTCAGAACAGAAGCATCACGGTTTCCACCACCAAAAAACACTATGACGGCACAACAGAAACAATTACCGACAAGGAAGCGACACAGGCTTGTGCCGCCAAGATTGATGAAATCCGTCAAGATTTCAAGGACTGGGCAAGGCAGAAGATGCAGAGCGACCCGGAAATGTCGGAACGTATGGAACGTATCTATAACGATATGTTCAACAACTTTGTGTCTATGAGCATACCGGACGAGTTTGTGCCGGAGTATTTTGGAGGTGCTTCACACAAATTCAAGATGCGTCCTCATCAAGGCAGAGCCATCGTGAGAGGCACACAGCAACCGTTGTTGCTTGCCCATGAGGTAGGAACAGGAAAAACCTTTACCCTTATTTCCACAGCGATGGAAATGCGCCGTTTAGGTACTGCCCGCAAACCGATGATTGTAGTGCAGAATGCCACCGTCGGGCAATTTGTTGCAAGTGCAAAGGAACTGTACCCGAATGCCAAGATACTGACACTCGAAGAGGCAGACCGAAGTGCGGAGGGCAGAAAGAACTTCTATGCCAAGATACGCTACAATGACTGGGATATGATTGTCGTTCCGCAATCGACCTTTGAATTTATTCCCGACAGCGAGGAAAGAGAAATGACTTTCGTGCAGGACAAGATTGAGGAGAAGATGCTCATCCTTGAACAGATGAAAGAGGAAGACCCGGACGGAAAGAACATGATTACCCGGCAAGCCGAACGTGAAATCGAATTGTTGGAGGAACAGCTTGCCGGACTTGCAGACAATGCTTCAAAGAAACGCACCGCCAACGATGAGAAAAAACGTGCCGTAGCCTTGCAGAATGCAGAAGTCAAGGCAATGGAAATGCTTGACCGCCGTACTGACGATGTGGAGAACTTTGACGACATGGGCATTGATGCCCTGCTTGTGGATGAAGCCCACGAATACAAGCACCTTGGATTTGCCACTGCCATGCAGCGTGGAGTGAAAGGTGTGGACCCGTCATACAGCAAAAAATCACAAGGCGTATTCTTGAAAACACAGGCTGTTTTAGAAAAGAACAACGGACGAAACGTAATCTTTGCCACAGGTACGCCTATCAGCAATACCGCTGCAGAGATTTGGACGTTCATGCGCTATCTCATGCCTGCCGATACAATGAAAGAATACGGTATCTATTACTTTGATGACTTTGTACGCAACTTCGGTAACATTCAGCAAATGTTGGAATTCACCACAAGCGGAAAGTTCAAGGAGAACAATCGTTTTGCCGGATATGTGAACCTGCCCGAACTGGTGCGTATATGGTCTGGAGTGTCCGATACTGTCCTTACCAAAGAAGCCGGTGGCGTAAAGGACAAAATACCTGAAATGGAGGGAGGAAAGGCACAAGACCTCTATCTGCCACAGACACGTGCATTGCGTAGTATCATGAAGTTCGTAAAGAGCGAACTTGAACATTATGAGCAGATGAGCGGCAAAGAGAAGAAAGAGAACAGCCATATTCCGCTCACTATGTACGGTATTGCCAAAGCTGCTGCCGTGGATGCCCGATTGGTGCAGTCAGATGCAGAGGACGACCAAAACAGCAAGACCAATGAAGCCGTGCGCCAGACTTTGCGCTCACTGAAAGAAACAGCCGACTACAAAGGTACGGTTGCCATTTTTGCCGACAATTATCAAAATAAGCAGAGCGGCTTCAATCTTTATGATGACATCAGAAATAAACTGATCGCAGAGGGAGTTCCTGCTGATGAGATTGTAGTAATGAGGTCGGGAATGACAGTCAAGAAGAAACTTGAAATCTTTGAAAAGGTAAACCGTGGTGAGGTTCGCGTGATTCTCGGTTCGACCTTTACGCTCGGTACAGGCGTGAACATTCAGGAACGACTGCACACGCTGATACATTTGGATGCGCCTAACCGTCCTATGGACTATACCCAGCGCAACGGACGCATTTTGCGACAGGGAAATTTGCATAAGGACATGAACAAGCCTGTACGCATCTTGCGTTTCGGAGTTGAGGACAGTTTGGATGTTACCGCCTACCAACGATTGAAAACAAAGGGAGCGATTGCCGACAGTATCATGAACGGCAAGCAGATGATGAACAACAGCATGACCAACCGTGTGCTTGAAGAGGAAGAAGATGTGTTTGGCGATACCGTTGCGCAGCTCTCCGGCAGTGAGTATGCCATGCTGAAAAACAATGCGGAAAAGAACGTGCGTAAATATGCAAGCCGCAAAAAACAATGGGAAACAGACCAAACTTATATCCACAATGCCAAGCCAAGGTTGAAAGCCTTTATCAAGGATGCGGAAAAGCGCATTGAGGATAACGGCAGATACTTGGAGGCTGTACGTTCGTTATTCCCCGATGGACAATTCAAGGAGATTGTAACCGGGAAACATCGTTTTGCTTCTGTTGATACAATGGATGATTTCTTCAAGGAACACAACAAGAGTATTCTTGCAGAAATGAAGCAGATGAAAGACGGTGAGATTTCAGGAGAACAGAAACGGGAACTGATTATACAGATAGGCGATTTTTCATTTGTGGTCACAACAAAACTGACAAGGAAAACCATGAGTGACGGTGCAACACTTTTCAATGATGTTGAGCGTAGAATGACCTACTCTTGCCTTGAACTCGGCATTGAAGATGTGCCGGTACGCCAAAACCTGCTTCGCAATGCCATTGAGGATATTACAGACAATGTGATTACAGGAAAGGATTTTGCCGAGAGATTGAGTGCCGGAGAGCGAAGCAAAAAACATAATGAAGCCGAATTGAAAGAACTCCTGTCAAGAGAGGGCAAGCCATTCGAGTATGAAGAAGAATTGGCACAGGCGAAAGCACAGTTAGAGGAATATGCCGAACTGATGAAGAAAGAGTTGGAGGAAAAGGAAGCCAAATATGCTGAAATGGATGCAAGCGTGGAAACAGCCAACGACATTACAAATACTGATGAGGATGATGTCTTATATCGCAGCGATGATACGATGTATCGCATTCGCGAAGATGCCGCACCCAAAAATACAGGTATTGGATACAAGGTGTTTGTTTTGAAGAACGGCGAATTGTATCCGCCTATGGTTGCCAATCCGAACGGAGAAGCGACACCGGTCGGTGTATGGCTGGATGCTGATGCTGCACCGATAGCCGGACAGAGCAAGACTGGGCGCAATCAAGTCAAGGCCGGAGGAAAAGGCACACAAGGCGGTAGTGGTAAACTTGCCTATCGTCCCGGATGGCATTTAGGGGTCATTCCATACGCATTGCAGTTTAACCGCATTGATGAGAACGGAGATAAAACCCTGTTCCCTGCCAATTTTGTTTGGGCTGAGGTGGAGTATGCCAATGACGTGGACTATCAGGAAGAAGCCATGAGTTATGGTTACAACAAGAACGGCAAGTTCCAACACAGTTATGCCGGACTTCCAAGGATTCCTGAAAATGGTGCGTACACTTACCGTACCAATCCTAATCCAGAAACAGACCCTTGGATAATCACAGGTGCTATGCGTGTCAAACGCTTGCTTACTCCGTCTGAAGTTGATGAAATGGTCAAGGAGGCAGGTCGTGAGCCTCAACGCAGACAGGAAAATGCTGTTACCGATGCAGAGATTGCCGCACTCAATGCAGAGATTGCAAATGACTATCGTAACGGTATTGGTACATATACCGATGATGAAGTCAGTTATGAGAATGACTCAGTAGCAAAACTGCTCGGCCAGTCAAGGAGAACGGCAAAGCAGCGGAGGGAATTTGCACAGCGTGAACGCCAAAGAATGGCAGAACGTGTGGAAAGCCTTGCAGAGAAACTGCATCTTGACAATGTGGAGGTTGTTACTGATGCTTCCGTCTTGGATGGGAAGAAGCAGCATGCAAAAGGCTTCTATTCGAAGAGTACAGGGAAGATAACCATTGTCATTCCCAACCATACAAGTACGTTTGATGTTGAGCAGACACTGCTGCATGAGGCTGTGGCGCACTATGGTTTGCGCCAGTTGTTCGGAGAACATTTCGATACATTCCTTGATAATGTATTCAACAATGCCGATGAGAACATACGCAGACACATTGTAGATATGGCTGCAAAAAACGGTTGGGATTTCCATAAGGCTACCGAAGAATATCTGGCTTCGCTTGCAGAAGATACCGAATTTGAGAACATCAACGCAAGTTGGTGGCAACAGATAAAGGATTTCTTCTTGAATATGCTTCATAAGATAGGCTTTGAGGATTTCAGAGGGGTTACTCTATCGGACAACGAACTTCGCTACATCTTGTGGCGCAGTTACGAGAACCTTGCGGAACCGGGCAGATACAGAAACATATTGGGAGAAGCCGCTGATGTGGCAAAGCAGTATGAACTGAAAGTCGGAAATTATGCGGTTTCCGACCCACATCATCAGACTGTTGCAGAAAGTGATGATGCACTATACCGTACCGGTGACCCGGAAATACATGAAAGGGAGTTGGCTCGTGACCGTTATGAAAGGCGTGTAAAAAGCGGTATGTTCCAATCACAGGAAGCATTACAGGACAGTATGCTCGGCTTGAAAGAAGCCATGACTGCAATCCTTGGCAAGGAAACAAACATTGAGGATGTGGACGGATTTGAAAACGCATACTTGGGAGAAAACCGTCTGTCAAGTGTGAACAAAGCCGAAGCCGATGCATTTGCCCACACCCTGTTCAAGCCCATGCTTGATGAGGTTGCCAAACTTGCCAGGACTGAGGCAGAGCGTGAGGAATTGACTGATTACATGATGGCGAAACACGGTCTTGAACGCAATACATATATGCGTAATGAAGCAATCAATAACGGAGCAACCGATGCAGACCAAACCGACTATGCCGGACTTACAGCCCTTACAGGTATGGATAATGTTACTGATGCCGAAACGGAAGCACAGATAATGGTTAACGATTACGAACAGGCACACGACACTACCGACCTTTGGAAAAAAGTCAATGCCGCGAGCAAAGCAATACTTTCAAAGTCATACGAATGTGGCATGATGAGCAAAGCGACCTTTGACAAGATTTCAGATATGTATGATTTTTACATTCCACTACGTGGTTTTGATGAAAAGACCAGTTCTGAAGCATACGCATATCTGACGCACAAGCAAAGTGCATTCAATGATCCTATCAAGAAAGCGGAAGGACGCAGGTCGAAAGCGGATGACCCGTTTGCCAACCTGCAATCAATGGCAGAAGGTGCTATCATGCAGGGCAACCGGAACAAATTGGTAAAACAGCGTTTCCTTAATTTCGCCCTCAACCATCCGAGCGACCTTGTCAGTGTGAGCGACATTTGGGTAGAATACGATACGGTGGCCGACGAATGGAAGCCAGTGTTTCCTGACAACATAGACAGTACAGATACTCCCGAAGTGGTGGAACGGAAGATGCTGGACTTTGAAACTAAAATGGAGTCATTGGCACAGCAATATCCTGACCGGTACAAGCATGGCAAAGATACCGTGAATATTCCTTACCGTATTGTGGAAAGCCGGGATATGAGGCAGCACCAAATTGTAGTGAAGCGTGGCGGCAGGGACTATGTGATTACCATAAACGGCAATCCACGTGCGGCACAAGCATTGAACGGACAGACAAATCCCGACAACGATATGTCGGGGGCAATCGGGGCCATTCTCCGTGCCGGTGAAAACATCAACCGACAGTTGAGTGCGTTCTATACCACACGCAACCCGGACTTCATCGTATCGAACTTCATGCGAGATATGCTATACACCAACACCATGACTTGGATAAGGGAAAGCCCGAACTACGCACTTCGTTTTCATCGCAATTATATGTATGCCAATCCTGTAAGGATAAAGCAACTCTTGGCAAAGCACCGCAAAGGGACACTTGACATGAGTAACAAGACGGAAGCGATGTTTCATCAGTTCATGATGAACGGAGGAGAAACAGGCTATGCCAATATCCGGGACATTGAACAACATAAGAACGACATACGCAGGGAACTGAAAAAATCAAACGGCAAGATTCCTGTAAAAAAAGCATGGGACTTGTTGGGCGGACGTTTCGATGAGTACAACCGAGCCGTTGAGAACTGCGCCCGTTTTGCCGCTTTCATGACATCACGCGAAATGGACCGGAGCATTGACAGAGCCATCTATGATGCAAAGGAGATAAGCGTAAACTTCAACAAGAAAGGCAGCGGAGCAAAATTCTATGACAGTACAGGGCAGACAAAGGCTGGTAATGCCAGTGCATTGGTATCGGGACTTGGTCGTAGCGGCTATGTGTTTTGGAATGCAGCCATTCAAGGTACGGCAAACTTTGGACGACAGATGAAACGCCATCCTGCCAAAGCTTTTACAGGTATTGCGGCGATGTTCCTTCTTGGTGCCATTGTTGCCTACTTGGGTGGCGATGATGATGACGATGATGACAAGAACGCATACTATAATCTTCCCGAATATGTAAGGCGCAGCAATATTCTTTTCAGGGCAGGAAACAGTTGGGTATCAATTCCTCTTCCGGTAGAATACAGGGCTGTTTACGGTATGGGCGAACTGATGATTTCCGTCCTTAACGGAAAGGAACATCTTACAGACGGAGAAATTGCCGAAGCCATAACAGGACAGGCTACACAGATATTACCTATTGATTTCTTGGAGGGCGGCGGAGGATTGAATGCCTTTGTACCGAGTGCCTACAAACCCTTGTGGGAAGCCTACGTTGCAGAAAAGAGTTGGACGGGTATGCCACTTTATAAAGACACACCTTACAACAAAGATATGCCCGAATGGACAAAGGCGTATAAGAGTGCCAATAAATACATTGTCGGATTGGCCAATGCCATGAATGAAGCTACGGGCGGAGACCCATATACAAAAGGAACGATTGACTTTAATCCGGCAAAAATTGAATATATGCTGAACGGTTATTTCGGTGGCGTGTTCGGAACAATCGACAAGTTGAGCAAGATGGTAGAAACCGTTACAGGCAACCGTGAGTACGACCCTCGCAGCTTCCTGTTGGCAAACAGGCTGGTCAAAGCCGGGGACGAACGCACCGAGTACAGGGCTGTGAACAATGAGTATTTCCGATTGAAAGAGGAGCATGACCGGTTGAAATCCCGATTGAAGCACTATGAAGAAGATACCGACAACGACATATTTGACTATGCGGAAAAGATTGATTTCCTTTACAATTCACCCGAATACGAGCGTTACGAAATCTTCGAGGATTACCGTGAAGACATTGACGACCTCTACAATGAATTAAAAGAAGCAATCAGTGACGAGGAACGCAAGGATATTGAAGCCGAGTTGAACGAACTCAAAAAGGAAATGATAGAAGAAATGAACAAAACCCGTAAATAGTTAAACATAGGATGATTGCCCGGAGCAGTATATTTGTTCCGAGCAATCATTAAAATGATAAAAATATGCATGTAAATAAAAGCGAAAGAAAATTGCTGCCAATGAGCCGTATAGCTCCGGGAAGAAATGATGCCGCCGAGATAGATACTGTTGTTTCTGCAAAACGTTATGGTGACCGCAGGGCATTTGACATTCTTATGGAAGCACAATACTATTGGAGCCAGATGGACGACTTTCGGAAAGACCGGGAGCGAAACAAACGCTATACCTATGGTTTCCAATGGGACGATATGATTTGTGTGGACGGAAAATCCATGAGCGAGGAAGAATACATTAAAAGTCAAGGCAACGTGCCTTTGAAAAACAACCTTATCCGTAGGCTTGTGCGAAGCGTGCTTGGCGTGTATCGAAGCCAAAGTAAAGAACCGACCTGTACCGCACGTGATCGGGATGAACAGAAACTTGGTGAAACGATGAGTACGATACTTCAATGCAACATGCAGCTTAACCGAATGAACGATGTATATGCCCGAACTATGGAAGAGTTCCTGATAAGCGGTTTTATCGTTCACCGTAAATCGTACGGTTGGCGTAATGGAAAAGAGGATTGTTGGACGGACTATGTACAACCCAATAATTTCTTTATCGACAACAACATGAGAGATTTCAGAGGTTGGGATGTTTCCGTGCTTGGAGAAGTTCACGACATTTCTTTCGGACAGTTGTGTGAACAGTTCGCATCAAGTCCGCAGGAATACAGACAATTGCGTGACATTTACAAGTGGGCGGCAAGGAAAGATTACATAACCACATACGCGGAGCGTTTCGGGTATAGCCGCTTGGAAAACTACGATTTTCTATTCACAAGCGAGCCGGGACGATGTCGTGTGATAGAGATATGGCGCAAGGAGCAAAAACCGAGATACCGTTGCCATGACTACCAAAACGGCGATATTTTCAAAATAGACGAAGAAGATTACGCACAAGTGGTGCTTACTGAAAATGAAGAACGTATGCGTATGGCCAAGGAAGCCGGTATGCCGGAAGATGAGGTTCCGTTGATAAAAGCTACTTGGTTTGTGGACGATTATTGGTATTTCTATTACCTTTCTCCTTTTGGCGACATATTGAGGGAGGGGGAAACGCCTTACGAGCATGGAAGCCATCCATATGTTTTCAAGGCATATCCGTTCATTGATGGTGAAATCCATTCATTCGTTGCTGATGTAATCGACCAACAGCGATATACCAACCGATTGATAACTCTCTATGACTGGATAATGCGTGCGAGTGCCAAAGGCGTGCTGATGATGCCCGAAGACTGCTTGCCTGATGGTGTGAGCATTGACGATATTGCAGAGAGCTGGACGGAATTTAACGGTGTCATCGTATACAAGCCGAGCAAAAGCGGAAAAGTGCCGGAACAGGTGGCCAATAATTCCACAAATATAGGCATTGCGGAACTGCTTAATATGCAACTCAAATTTTTTGAAGATATATCGGGAGTTACGGGCGCATTACAAGGAAAGCCCGGGTATTCCGGTGAAAGTGCATCGCACTATAACCAACAGACAGAAAACGCCACGAAGTCATTGCTCGACCTGCTTGAATGCTTCAGTTGTTTTGTAGTGGACGGAGCATATAAGGATGTGAAGAATATGCAGCAGTTTTATGATAGCAAACGTGTATTCAATATTGCAGGTAAGAGTGGTGCACAAATCGAATATGACCCGAAGAAAATACGTGATGTAGAATTTGATTTAAGCATTACCGAAAGCACTTCAACACCGGCATACAGGCATCTTGCTAACGATATGCTTATGCAGTTGTACCAGTCTCAGGCAATCAGTGTAGAGCAGCTGCTTGAGCATGGAGATTTCCCGTTTGCAGATGAATTGTTGCAAAGTATCAAATCACAGAAGGAACAGTTGGAGCAGGGCAAAGTGCCCGATGGTCTTTCTCCTCAATTGCTTCAACAGGTCGAACAAGATGCAAATATAGATGCAGTAAATCAGTTACATAATGCAATGAGAACTTAAACCAAAGGGGCACATCATCACAGATATGCCCCTTTCTTTATTCTTTGGATAATTGGTCGCATTCAATCCATGTTTCTTCAGTATCATCAAAACGAACGGTACAACCGTATTTATCAGTATCTATATCTAATACAGTACCGCTTTTCCCATTATCATTGCACATCACCCGGTCTCCGATGTTAAACTTGTTGATATTGTCAAGTGCGAGCGGGTCATTGGTAAGTGTGGCAATGCCATCAATATTTCCGTACTTTCCCATTCTCTTTGGTATTTGAAAATGAATCAAGCCATGAGAAATACTGTTTTCGTTTCAATGCAATAACAGCAGAAGGAAGCATAGCTGAACCGTTTCCATAAGTCGTGCAGTAGAAGCATTCGCGTTCAAGGTCGCCCACAAACGTATTATGATTGATGTAGCCTTTCTGTTTCAACTTACGGAAATTCTTTCTATCCATAATGATAAGTTGACCTTTTTTCCCACCGGCAGGCATAACATAGTAACGTTCTCCAGTTTCTTTGTGTTTTTCGTCTGCCTGTCTGACTGCTTCACGTAAACGAAGCGAAGCTCTGATTTTTCTGAAAATGTTCATTGTTCCTTGTTTTTATAGTTAAACTTATATTGTAGCTGCTGAAACAGCTTTTTTCTTTTTGACAACAAATCGTCCGATACGAAGCACAATCTTTGGAATTTCCATTTCAAAGAAACATATATGCAAGCCTATGGCTCTTGTCATTAGCAAGTCATCATGTTTACCGGTAATCGCTCCGAAAGCTCCGTTCGGTTTTTTCTCGTAACACAAATATTCGTCCAGACAACGTTCGTCACGTTCTGTGTATAAATTCTCACGAATAACCTTGACTAAGGTTGATATAATCATCGGTTTGGTTGAGACATTGGTATGGAAGCCGTATTTGGTAGGCAATCCCTCGCGTACGGCTTCTTCGGACTGACCACGTGCATAGAGATTAGGGTAAATCTCTTTGATTTGATTAAGGATGAACTGTGACTGGTCGCCATCTACCTGCCGCTCCTTGTCATGCGTTTCCAAGGTGTTGCTTTCTATCACCAAGAGTGAATTGTCATAAAAAGCCGCTATTTGTGCCGCTTTCCACGCAAGCTGGTCGATGTCGCAATGTCCGTACCATTGTGCCACTACGACAGGCTTGCCACCATCAATCATAAACAGACGGTCAAGCACAAGAACAACAGAGAAGTCTGCTTTATTGGAACGTCCACCCACATCGACAATCGTGAGGTAACGATTTGTAACAACTTCCTTTTCATCTGTTTCCGGCAACTCCCAAATATGCAACAATCCCTGTTTGTCTTTCACAAAGCGCAAGTTCTGCAAAGCGTTCTTGCCCTCATCCGCATCGGCACAGACTTCACCGACATATTTAGGCTTCTTGCAGGTCTTACGCATTGCATCGACCTTGTATTTGTCGAACACACGTGCTCCCGAATGTACGAAGGCTTCCACATCATCAGACGGAAATTCGGCAGCCATCTGCCCATGGTCATTGTACTTCCTGCGTTCGGCTATGTACCAATGGATAGCTTCGAGCGTAGCACCTTTTTCCCACAGCGACCAAAGATACTTACTGCATTCCTCACGTTCGGAATCTGTATTTTCATTGTCCCGATTCTGATAAAGCCATTCTGCAAAATCCCATTTTTCTTTGTCCGAATCAAAAGCGAGTGTATATTGCTCGATGTCGAACCATGAAACGAACATTGCCTCGAATTGGGATTTCCCTTCTTTTGCGGCAGTATATTCGCGATGAAAGAAGTTCCCGGTGCCATTTGCTGTGCTTTCATAAACAATCATGGTGTAGGGCTTGAGGAGAATACCCGAACAGGCGGAGCGCACAATGTCTTCCGGTTTCTTTCCCTCCGTAGCCTTCCATATTCCCACTTCGGAGAGATGTACAAGATTGTAATCACCGCCACGACACGAATCCGGGCGTTCAGCCGTACCAATCTTGATTTTGCAGTTACGCTGCGGAATACGCGATATACTTCCCGATTTTCCCACTCCTACAATCTTCGGCTCGTTCTCATTGTAGGCTTCATCAATTTTATAGAGCATTTCGACAGGATAACTTTTAATCATCCGGTCGAACATATCCTTGATTTCATCGGAGCCTGCGCCCTGATGTGCAATGATAAGTGAGTTTAAGCCGGTTTTGTGAAGCAACTGCAACCATGCCATATAAAGCTGTGAAGTGGTGGAACCACCCCATTGCCGTGCTTTAAGCAGGATGATGCGTATCGGTTTCCCTGCAATACGCAATTTCTCAAGCCGATCCACAAAACGCCGTTGAGGTCTTGTCAGACGAAACAGGACATCCTCACCACCGCCTTTGGCCTTGATATAGACAAATGTTGCCGCCCAAAACGGGAAATCCTCGCGGCTGCGTATTCGTACAAACTGCTCTATGACCTTCAAGCGATCATCCTGATTGTCTTCCACGCCCATGTAGTCCGTGAGGAATTTGGAAATAGAACCGGCTTCGATGAGTTGGCGTACAAGCGGTACTTTCATGATACGTTCCGGTAACCACTGGGTATGTATAGGAAAGTCACTGATGGTACACTTTACACGTTTACCGACAGAACCTTCTCCGGTAATTGGATTGAACTTTGCATATACAATCGCATTGCGGCGTTCATTCTCTGTCAATATGTCCTTGATGGTCTTATCTTTCATGGTGCATGATTTTAACAGGCTTGTTTAGCAGAGCCATGATGAGTCCCAATACATAACACCAAAGATGCAATACGGCATTTATGCCCGGAAACAGGAAGCCTGCCACAAGGTAAAACAGCATCCATAACTGATAATACCGTTTACGTAATACCTCAAACGATATTGAACCAAACAGGGCGAAAACCAATCCGGACAATCCTACCGTTGGCGAATCCATTGTCGTGAAATATCCAAGGGTATCAACTGGAACTGTAACGGCAATCATATAGGCTGACAGCAATCTTCCTATCCCAATATCGTAAATGAAAATAATCGATAATAAACACCATGAATTGAGCAAGGCATGAAACATATTCGTATGGAAAAACGGATACAGCAAGCGTCCTGGCATATTACTTCCAGCGTAAATGCCGACAGTTTGCCAATCCCATTCTCCTGAAAATGACAAACACACAATCATGGCAGAAATTAGGAGAGCCGTAATCTTCTCAACTTTTCTTGCATCCATCGTTTTTTAGCCTTGCATATCATCATCTTGGCACTACCCGGTGTGAGATAGAATTTCGGTGCGGGTTGAGCAATCACTTTAGCACACAGCTCAGAAATGGTAAGTTCCGGGTATTCTGATTTGAGAGCGACAACCCTTGTATGAATTTCCTCATACATTTCTTTCTTCAACGGCCGCATACCGCTTAAATCGTTCTCACCCCTCATCATGACGGAAACGACCAATGCTGCACGAATATCGCTGACCCAAAACCTCCGGGACGGCATGTTTACAATTACTTTATACACTTCAGGCATACGGATATAATCACACGATGAAATGTATTCATCGTATGCTCTCATCAAGTCGTTCATACGCTCCATAGAGTATTCCATAACTGCTCCTTTATGCTTCATTTTTCTTCCCGTTATAGTACCAAAGTTACCAATAGAAGCGTAAAAAGATAAACATGACATCCTGCTTTCCCTGCCTATTTTTGTCTTGTAGAATCTGACTATAAATTAAATTTTTGAATTATGCCTAATAATACGGAAGTTAAGAGCAATCGCGAGCGATACACAGAGCGATTGAAAGCAAAGTATCCGGACAGAGAATTTGCCGATGATGAAGCGTTATTCGGTCAAATCAATGACGATTACGATGGCTACGACAAGGAATTGTCCGGTTACAAGGAACGTGAAAAAGCGCTGTCCGACCTGTTTGCAAGCAACCCGCAAAGTGCCGCTTTCCTTACTGACTGGAGAAAAGGCGAAGACCCTATCATCGGTATGGTGCGCAAATTCGGGGATGATTTCAAGGCTGCACTTGAAGACCCCGAAAAGCAGGAGGCACTTGCAGCCGCCAACAAGGAATTTGCGGAACGAATCGCCCAAGAGAAAGAGTACGAGGGAGAGTATCAGAAGAACCTCGACGAAACCCTGATCACCCTTGAAACCATGCAACAGGAAGAAGGACTGCCGGATGAGGACATCGACAGCGCAATGGATTTTCTTGTAGGCATTGTACGTGACGGAATCATGGGTAAGTTTACACGTGAAAGTATAGAAATGGCCATAAAAGCAATCAGGCACGACAGCGATGTGGAAGCTGCCGGACACGAGGGTGAAGTAAAGGGGCGCAACAGCAAGATTGAAGAAAAACTACGCAAAGCAGGCAAAAATGATGGTACAGCCGACCTTGCCGGTAAAAACGGTGGCGGCAGTGGCGGTTCACGACAGATGCCTGACCTCGGTGCAATCGGGCGTTATGATGGTACACAGAACATTTGGGAGCGTGGCGGTGAAAAACGCAAGGCGATAAACAGATAAATATAAACCAATTACATTTTTAACTTTTAAAATTTCGAGCAATGAAGAAAACAATGAGTTTCTTTTGTCGCATTACGCTGATGATATTGGCGTTTGTGGCGGGTGCATCAAGCGGTGTCATGATGGCAGAAGCATCGAACCTGCCTGATGCGGGTAAAACAACAGCCGGTGCGGACGGTACGGGTGGAACAGACGGTATTTCCACTGAAACAGGAGGGCGTGAAACCGGCGACCCAAATTTCTATTTGAGTGATGTGGACAAACGCATCGTGAAAATCCGTCCGATGGCTACTCCAATTGACCAAATCAGCCGTTATGCAAAATCAAGCTCCACCAATTCATTTGAAGTGAAGTATTACAGCGTGGGTACACGTGAAATCAAATGCAGTACCAACAAAAAGCTGGAAGCTATGCTCAGCGGTGCGAGCGTGTCGTTGCCGGTAGATGATTTGAATATGTTCACGTTGGATGATACCATTAGGGTAGTCGGTGTCAGTGCCATCACCAAACCGGACGGAACGAAATATACGGAAGATGACAGCAACGTTCCGGACCTCGTGCTTTGTGTGTGCGGAAAGGACAGCTCAACAAATCTTCCTACAGTGTATGCCGTAAATGGCAAAATGGATGATTCAAGCAAACAGCCGATTCTTGTTCCGGAAATTCCACAAGGAACAACGCTTGTACGCATGGGAAAAGCATGTGGGGAATTGGATGTTCAGACAGGACGATTCAATAATATCCCTATGCCTGAAACCCAGTATTGTCAGAACTTCATGATTCAGGTAGAGCAATCAACTTTTGACAAGATTGCCGCCAAAGAAGTGAACTGGAATTTCTCAGACATTGAAGAAGACGGTGTATATGATATGCGCCTCGCAATGGAAAATACTTATCTGTTCGGTGTGAAGCAGGTTATCAAGCACATTGCAAAGGACGGCATGAACACTTGGTTTACAGGTGGTATCTGGTGGATGGCCGGAAAGGACATCGAGGTGGGCGAATGGGATACTGACAAGAAATGCGCCATAATTACCGATGAAAACCTTGTGGATATTACCAAAGACCTTTTTGTTGGTACCGGCATCGGTAACAAGCGTAAGATTTTATTTTGTGGAAGTGATATGCTCTCTGCATTCTCCAAGATAAAGAGCGAAAAATTCCGCTTGAAAGATACCGTGGAGGTATGGAACTTGAAATTTAAATCTTGGGATACTGATTTCGGAGAAGTATTGACCATACATCATGAACTGTTCGATGTAAACGGAATGAGTGATTGCGGCTTTGCAATGGATCCGGAATATCTTTCCAAAAAAACACATGTGTCTTGGGCACGTAACGTACTCGACTTGCAAAAGGCCGGTATCCGCCGTACCGATGCGGTAGTTATCCAAGAGGTGAGCTGCCTGTATCTGCGCTATGCAAAGGCACATGCACGTATGAGACTGGCTAAAGCACCCGCCCAAGATTTAAATGCGGCATAATAAAGAGTTCATAAAGAATTATTAATTACCGGGGATGGGATAAGGTGTCCCGTCCCCTTTTTACTTTTAAGAATATGATTACGAAAACCTACAAGGCGAATACCAATATCAGTATTAATGTGGTACTTCCGAGCAAGAAGAACCTGCATATCGCATTCGTTCCATTGTCAAACGGAAGCAGTGTATTCACTACCGACAACGAGGACATACAGAAGTCTGTAGAGAACCATTACAAGTTTGGCAAACTGTTCAAACTTCATTCTGTGCACGGGCAATCCGAGACAGTAGAAACAGCCGGAAAAGCGTCTAAAAACGGTTCATCTGAAAAACTTCATTCCGAAAGTACGCACAATGGTGAAGACACGCCTGCCAACGAAACCGGCAGACAGGACGAAATGCCGCAAGAAGACGCAGGGGATAACAATACGACATCTCGCAAAGTCAAAGTAAGCGACATTGCAAGTGCAAAAGATTACCTTGCAGACACTTTCGGTATCAGCCGCACTTCCATGCGCTCGACCAAGGCAATCATGGAGCAGGCAGCAGCAAACGGAATTGAGTTTGAAGGTCTGGAATAAAGATAAGGGCTTATGGCTGTATATCAGAAGAACAAAATACAGGAGGATGTACGCACCGCCCTGGACCAAAACATGAACAGCGATACGTTGAAGATTATAGGCGATGTGGACACTCTTGCACTTGACGACATCATTGCATCAAAGATTTTGGAAGCAGTAAAGCGTGTGCACAGCTCTGCACCGTCCTATTTGCTTGACGGCGGACACAACTTCGGTGATGCCATATATTGGAAAGAGCATGAAAGCGGATGGATATTACTGCCGGAAGATTTCATGCGTTTTGTCGTTTTCCAAATGAACGATTGGGAGCGTGCGGTATTTAATCCCATAAACACCGATGACCCTGAATATGAAAAACAGTCTTCCCGATTTAAAGGCATAAGGGGAACATGTCAACGGCCTGTATGCGCCATATCCATACGGCCAGAAGGAAGAGTGATGGAATTTTATTCTTGCAAAACGACAGAAGCGAAAGTGAGCCGTGCTGTATATCTGCCTTACCCGAAAATAGACAAATATGGCGCGGTAGAAATCTGTGAGAAATGTTATGATGCTGTGATATATACCATAGCTGCATTAGTATTAACGACATTCGGCGATACGGAAAAAAGTGCCGCATTGAACGAATTGGCTAAATCTGTATTAATATGAGTTACGAATCAAAACATATAGACGGTGATGTCTCCGTTGGTCGCAATACAGCGATAGGTGGTGACGCGACCGTTCAGGGAAAGACCCACTTGAAAGGAAACGTAATGGTGGACGGCTGGCTTGAGGCAAAAAATATCAAGGGAGTGAGCAAAGGACTGTTCACGACCATCGAAAAACTGAAAGCGGCTTATCCTTTACCACATGACGGATGGTGGGCACTTGTGGGTGTTTCCTTACCAGCTCCCATATATGTGGGCGATGGCGGAGAATGGGTTCCGACCGGACAGAGTGGAGGCAACCCGACCATAGACAGCGGTCAGTATAACGAAGCCGTAGAAAAACTGCAAGAGGATATTACCAAACTGCAAGACGACATTACGGATATAGAAGCCCGCAACAAAGCGCAAGACACCAACCTCACCACGCTTGGTGATAGTGTCAACTCGTTGCAAGACCAAGTAAACACGACCAAGGATACCGCAAACAAGGCAAACAACAAGGCGAATGAAGTTGGAAGCCAACTGAACTCTTTCAAAGAATCAAAAGGTGAAAACGGAGGAATCGCCCCTCTTGACGAACAAGGGAAAGTACCGAGCCGACATTTGCCCGGATACATTGATGACGTGGTAGATTTTTATGGCATTTCCGTAGGCATTACTGTAAAAAATGAATCCATAGACAAAAATTCCAACGATGAGGGTTGTAAAGTTGTATATGATAAGGAACATGGTTGCTTTGTGCTTGCATACGTTCCGACAATCGGAGAATCCGAGACTGCTACTTATTATAACAACTGGTTGGATGCAGATGTTTTCGGTACGGCAAGTACAAACGGGCGAATACCCTCTTCCGGCAAAGTCTTTCTATGTGAAGAAGATGGAAAAAGTTATCGTTGGAGCGGTAAGCAACTGACTTCAATTGGCTCCGACCTTGCTCTCGGACATACAAGCTCTACTGCATTCCCCGGTGATGAAGGTGCGAAGTTACAGGAAGATATGAAGCAGGTCGAAGAAAACAAGAAGGCAATACTTTCACTCAATAAACAAGTCGTATCGCGTAGCGTTGTGAATGTCAATCATCTGTTTGACCTTTCAGATAGGGAGATAACATTTTCCGTAGCACTTGACAGGTGTGCGACTTCTGAATATGCTTCTGCTTTGCAGATTCCGGGGGTTGTCTTGATATTCCTTACAGAAGCCGGATGGGTTTCAAAACAATGGACAAATACCTCTGATTGGAGTAAAGAAAGCAACTGGACGGATTTCGGGACTTCCGGTGGTGGAAACGTAGGCAACACCATCAACGTGAACGACCTTTGCGGAGATGGAGAATATACTTTGGGAACAGCCATAAAAGCTGTTGTTGACCTTGAGAAAGAAAGCGGGTTCTCTTATTTGAAAAGCGGTATCGTCCTTACATTCAAGACTGCGGAAAGTGATAAAAATGGCGCACCTGTATGGCTTGCCTATCAGTTCACACGCGATAAGAGTGACATCAGCCCTGATGATCTGAAACCGTGGGTAGCATTCGGCAGTGGCGGAAGCAAGGTGGAAACATCCGACAAACCGGCAGAGGGAGGAAAAGATGCCCTTTCCACAGGCGGGGCATACATAATGCAGGAGAAAGCTATCGGCGGATTTGATGAAGAAAGTGATGAAGACTACATTTACTACAAAGCCACCAATCTGAATGGCGGACAGATAGAGGATATTGTGCTTAAAATACCCAAAAATGGAGGTGGTGGCGGCTCCAGTGAGGATAGTACATTGTCTATCTACTTCGAGGAAGCCGCTCCTATTATGGCATTCGGCTCAGAGATAAAAATCAATGTAGCTTTGCGTAGTGTCAGCTATCCTGATGGTAACGAGGTGCTTGGTGTCATTCGTAACATCACTATTATTGATGCAAGCACCGGACTGACATTATCCAGTGAGGATATGAACACTGTAGGCTCTGCAAGTGCGACCGATTACAAGTTTGAACTTGACTTCACAAGTTATTTCAGCAGTGCCGCCAGCAAAAGCTTCTTTGTGCAAGCTACAGATTCGGATGGAAATACCAAGAAAAAAGCCATTACCATTATGGCTGTGGATATTACCGTAGAACAACCCATGGCTTTGAATTACACAAGTGATACTATCCTTGTTGCAGGTGGTCCGGCAAAAAATATCGGACAATTCTATAAATTCCCTAATAACACTTCATCCATTCTTGCAGTAGTGGAGATGTTCTATAATGGAGAATGGAAGAAACTTGGTGAAGCAACGGTAAGCGACAGTTATACCAAAGGCATCTCTGTCAATCCAACAAATGTATTCGGTGGCGGAGAAAGACTTTCGCATGGCGCATATCCTGTACGAATATACGGTACGGAGAAGAAATCCGGAGTAAAGGGAAACACCATCTATTCCGCTATCATGTGTGTGGACGAAAACAGTAATACTCCCATCGTCGCCATCAGGTTCAATGACAAGAACAACGGCACGTTACGTTTATATGACAACCTTACCGTAGAGGTGGCTGCGTATACTCCCGGCAAGACTGAAACGCATGTAGATGTTTTCTACAGCGAGGAGAAAGTTACAGCTGTGGAAGCTATGATTGCCGAAACGGTTACAGTGAACAAGCAGATAAGCGGATATAGTACGGACGGAAGCCAAAGTATTACCGTACATGCCGAAAGTGGCGGTGTATCCACCAATGAAATCAAGGTTACGATAAAAGGGAGTGCCATTGATATAGCGATCAAGGACGGTGCTTTGTTCGGATATGATTTTTCTACACGTAGCAACAGTGAGAGCGATCATACTATCACACATAACGGAGTGACAATGGATGTACGAGGTGCAAACTGGTCAAGCAACGGATTTGTAGACTTTCTTAAGGAGCGTTCTTTGCGTATTGCAGAAAATGTAACAGCTGAAATATTGGATTACCATCCTTTTGGAAACGCATCAGTGGAAACTACGAGCGGATGTGCCATCCAATTTGCCTTTGCCACCAAAAATATCAAGGAAGCTGATTCAAAGCTGATAGAATGCTATGACCCTGATAGCGGAGCCGGTTTCTATGTCTGTGGAAATAAAGCTGCGATATACTGCAAGACCGGACAACCGGCTTTGGTGGAACGCTCATTCCGACAAGGTGAAAAAATTACCATGGCCGTAGTTGTAGAACCATCTACCATTTATGTATCACGTGGGGGAAGCAATTATTCCTGTATCAAACTGTATTTGAATGGTGAAGAGGTCGGCTGTATAGGATATATCAGTAATAGCGGTGCTATCCTTAATTCAAAAACCATAACATTTGACGGAACGGAAGGAGACTTGTATTTGTATTATGTACTTGCCTACAACAGTCATTATGAATGGGCGCAAGCTTTTAGAAACTATTTGTGCAAGTTGACTGATACTTCAGCAATGATACAGGAGTATGAAGCGGAGAATGTGCTTGATACACAGAATCGTCCGACAATAGAAGCCCTTTCCGCAAAAGGCATACCTTATTATGTGGTCGTGTCAGACCAGCAAACCTTTGACACGTTTGACGGTGATATTGATACAAGCAAGAAGTTCAAATGTACGTTATTCTATTATCATCCGACTATGCCGTGGAGAAGTTTTAAGGCTATCAATGTGCAATGGCGCAGGCAGGGAACCACTTCGGCAAAACGGCCTATCAAGAACGACCGTTTCTATCTTCAAAAGAATGATGGTTGGGAGGTAACTCCTATTTATCCGGATTATGACAGTGAAGATGCTCAAATATCATATAAACTGATGAAAATAGGTTATGTCCGTGTAGGCGAAGATTCTATTCCGGTAAAAATAATAACGGTGAAAGTGGATTATTCCGACAGCTCCAATGCCAACGACTGCGGTGTGTGCGGTTTGATGAATGCCACATTTCGTGCACTCGGAAGTAATTACCTGACTCCTGCCCAGCGTTCATTCGATGGAACTTGGGCAAAGAGTGACATATCATTAAAGGGATTGGAAATGAATCACTCGACAGCCAATCATCCCATTGCCGCATTCCGTGCTACACAGGAAAGCTTGACAGACGCATGGTTTCATGCAAAAGGAAACTGGAAAGAGGATAAGGGAGAGCAGGTTGCGCTTGGGTTTAAAGATACTCCCGGTTACAATAAAGGCTGCGTGAACTATGGAGATTTTGTGGAATATTTCGGACAAAATGGCGAAAGCCTCGACCAGATAGAAACACGTTTTAAGAATGATATTACCACCGATAAAGAAAAGCTTTATCTTCTTTCCCTATATTGCGGGCAGGACTACCGGTTTATGTCATACGAACGGGGAGAGTGGACGCGACAAGCCGGAGAGATGAAGCAGGAAAACGGCAAGTGGAAGATTACAGGCAAGGTCCTTAATCCGGTAAGCGGTTACGAATTGCTCACATATGATGGAATGAACTGGTGGCAAGGGGTTGGCAGCGTTGAAGACATGATGGAACCTACTACCGCAGAGTCCTCGTGGGTAACGAAACTCAAACTCGGACAGGATACTTATCCGATGTGGACAAGGTACTTTGAATGCATGATAGACGATGACCAGCTACAGATAGACTTGGCTATGGGACGGAAAGTTCCTTATGACCTTTATCAAGTCCTGAAATTCTGTGATAGTTGCGATTATGCCAAGGAAGAACTCGCAGGGAAATGGCAGGAAATTTGGAAGACACAGATGTGGAAATACATCAATCCGTACTCATTGGTTTCCTATTATCTTTTCACCGATTATCTTGCCGCTGTCGACCAACAGGCGAAAAACATGCAACCGATGTTCTTCCTTGAAGACGGCTGCAGCGTCAAGGACGGTGTTTATAGCGGAGCAAACGGTATGGAAGCACGAAGAATGTATCTTAATAAAGTTTATGACTGTGATACCTGTAACGGGAAGGATAATGACGGCGGGCAAACCATTGACCCGGAAGTTGACCCCGGTGACCTGACAAACAGTGCATACGCCGGAAGAGGAAGCGTGCTTTGGAATGATATACGTGGTCAGCAGACTATGGATGTAGACCAAAATGCCAATACAATTACATTGCCTGCAATAGCAGATACGATGCGTTCGCTTCCCGATACACTTGGAATCGGTGCCGGACCGTTTTCTCCCAAGGGGGCTGACTATTATTTTGTAAAACAGATAATGAAAAAATGGCCTAAAGTTGTTTCAAGTTATGACGGGGAACGGAAGTATATCAAATATACAGGATATAACGACCTCTATTTCTATGCATTGCAAGGGCTGGGACTGACATCTCTTCCCGCTTTTATAGAACAACGCTGGCGCATCCGTGACGGATACTACCGCTGTGGGGATTTCAAGGCGGAAAGCGGTTATATTGGTGGACGTATCGGTGCAAAAGAAGGTGCAGTCATCAGATTTAAAGCGGCCAAGAGTGGGTATTTCGGTATCGGTAACGATAGTGGAAACATTACACAGGGAATTTTTCTGAAGGCAGGGGAAAGCGGTACATTCACAGATTTCCAGCATGGGGAAAACATCATGCTGTACATATATCAGGCAGACCGTATGAGCATGATAGATTTAAGTGAAGTAAGTATTGACCCTCAATTCGGGAATACCCTTTCAAAAATGTCGTTGCTACAGGAACTGTATCTCGGTAGTGAAAATCATAAGGAATGGAAAATGTCGCCCGGAAACACCGGATTTCTTACCAATTTGGATTTAGGAGACATGCCGTTTCTCACTACATTGGATATTCGAAACACGGAAATTATAACCGTCAATTGCTCAAAGTGTCCACGAATGGAGAGTGTGCATGCCGATAGTACTTCTTTGTCTGCAATAACGTTTGCTGAAACTTCTCCGATAAGTACGCTTGCCCTGCCCGGTACTATCACTGAACTTGTATTGAACAATCTGCCTAATCTGACTTATCCCGGCGGGCTTTCTCTTGGTGGTGTCAGTAAGGTTACAAAAATATTCGTGAATGAATGTCCGTATATTGATACGATGACTCTGTTGGAACAGGTGGTCAATGCAAGTGAATTGAAAACCGTCCGTATTCCCAACGTAAATGCTACGGCGAGTGTTGAAATGCTTCGTTCCATAAAAAACGGTGGGGCTATAGGATTGGATGCGAATGGTAATGCGTACGATGAAAAAGGACAGTGTAGCGGAATAACCGGACGGTGGATATTGGTCGAACTGATAGAGCAGAACGAAATCGAAGAGCTTGTCCGGTATTTTCCCCAACTTGAACTTCATAATTCGCAGTTCTCTATTGTGAAAATTAGCGATACGGTAGACAATGATTCGTGTGAGAAGTATAGCAATCCCGAAAACAAGACGGGGGCGGATTATGGCAACACATATATTCCAAGTGGGCATACCCTTGCCATCAAGAAAGGATGCCATGCCTATAAATGCTCATTCAACACGAAGAAAAACCAGATGGAAGGCGTGCAGTTAAGCGATACGGATTTCAACTACCTGAAAAACGGCAGCAGCTTTGACATAACGGACACCGCCGGAGATGGCTTTGATATATTCTGGCATGCTCCGCACCATTGGTACAAGGGAGTGAACGACTACAAGAACCAAGTAAAGTATTTTTTCCCTTCTATAACAGAGACCGAACCGCTCTCAACTGCATTGCATAGCAGAAAATCCCTGTTGTCGGAATTGCTATATATGGAAAATACCGGAGTGTATGCGATTGATGCCGTTGTCGGTGAAGTCATAGGCGAGGATGTCATAACCACCGCATCCAATACGAATAGCTACAAGATGGATGTGAGAGGAATGAAGCAGGTAAGATGGCCCGGTCTGAACCATGCCCGGCTTGGAGGCGTGTTCACTGATGAAAACAACCGTGTGCTCAGTACGTTCATCATGTCTGTAAGCCATACCTATTTTGACTTCAACATCGGTGATTATGTGTTCTGTGACATACCTAACGGTGCAAAATGGTTTTATTTCACTTCTTTCCGTGACATTGGCGACATAGAGTGCCTTGTTGTAGACAGCAGCAGTATTGAAGCCATAGAACCCGAATGGACCGAACACACGGTTGGCGACAACGACAGTCTGGTCGGTGTATATCCTATTACCGTTGACGGTTTGAAGATGCCACGCAGCCTTTCCGGTGATATACGTTCCAAGAAAGGCAACGGAACGTCCGTTACATCTAACGAATGGAAATACGACAGTGAGGGTAATCCTATTGAGATGCCTATCGGCGGTTTGAATTACACGGCAAAGGATTTCCAAAACATCTGCCGCTTACGTGGAGTCGGCTATCAGTTGCAGGATTACGAACAGCATAAAGAGATTAGCAATCTATGGTGGGCTTTGAGCGGAACAACCAACGAACAGTCGGTTGTGGGCAATGGCGGACATGACAGCATTCTGAATAAACTGGATTCCATTGGCATGGCTGACAGCAATAATACCGGCAATACGCTCAACTCCATACTTGGATTGAAGCATTATGTGGGTTGTGATTCAGAATGGATGGACTATATCGCTTTTAATGTGCCGAGCTATGAAGCGTTCTACAAGGCAAAATGCACGGAGAACGACAGTTCATATCCAATAGATTATACAGCGCATATTTATGACCCCGTAAACAAAACCGAACGGACTGTTAAAACAGTTGACGCTTCCAATGGAAATTGTGTCGTGCGCATAGTACATGGTGCCAAGTGCGATGTATTGCCCAGCAGAGTACACAAGGGAGATACAAGTATGTATGTAACACATTATGCAGCAGGGTTTTGGATAAGTGGCAGCAGAGGCCGTTGTGTTTTGCGGTCCGGCAACAGCTCGTTTGCGAACTGCGGTCTCGCTTTTGCGAGCGCGCACAGCGCTTCCTCGAGCTCGCACTCGTACTACGGGGCGCGTCTGGCCTTCCGCGGAAAATTCGTTATAATTGAATAGAGCGGACCTCGTGATTTCGAAAAAAGCGTTGGAGGGAGAGCCGTAGGCTGCTCCCTCTTTCTTTTTCTCGCGTAAGCGAGTCGATTTTTGAAACTAATTTTTATATGGTTGTATTTTTGTCTGTAAAACGTTCCATATATAGAACATTTTCACTATATTTGCATTGTGAATGATATAAGATATGGAATTGAAAACGAGATTCAAAGTAATAATGTCGAGTGAAGCCGATGCATTTCTTGACACTCTGCGCCAAGACGTTAAGGATAAAATTATCTATAATGTAGATAAGGTAGCCAATGGTTATATGGACAAAGATTTATTCAAGAAATTAGATGATACTGACATTTGGGAGTTTCGCACCCTGTATAAAGGTATTCAATATCGTCTGTTGGCTTTTTGGGACACCGACGCGGAAACGTTGGTCATTGCCACGCATGGATTTGTGAAGAAAACACAAAAGACCCCACGCAAAGAGATAAACAAGGCGGAAGCCGTCAGAATATTATATTTCAACTCAAAAAAATAAGTATATGGAAGCAATTAAATTTTATACCCTTGATGAAGTTAAGGATAAACATATAGGTGAGGTCGGTACACCGCACAGAGATAAGTATGAAGCTGAATTGCAATCATTTTTGATTGGGGAAGCCATAAAAAAAGCCCGTAAATCCCAAAACATGACCCAAGAGGAATTGGCACAAAAAATCGGTGTACAGCGTTCACAAGTATCCAAGATAGAAAGCGGACGTAATCTGACCCTTTCCACCATTGCGCGAGTGTTTAAGGCCATGGGTATGAAGGCGTCTTTGAGTATTTCCGGTTTAGGAAGCATAACTCTTTAAAAAAAATAAAAGGCGGACAATCCCTCGCGCCGTTGTGTTTTGCGGTCCGGCAACAACTCGAATGCGAACAGCGGTCTCGCTTATGCGAACGCGAACAACGCTTCATCGAACTCGAACACGAACTACGGGGCGCGTCTGAAATTCTGTTGGTTAAATTAATCGGAGACCCTGCACAGGTACGAGATTACCACCGCCATTCTCCGAGGGATTCGAGCCTCGGCAACAGCATGATAATATATATTTATTAATGGAAAGCCGGAACATATCTTTAACCACATGTGGTGAGAGGTTGGACCACTCCCCACGAGACCGGAAGGCGGTCAGCGATATATACGATTTATTCCAACCGGCCGTAGCTGCACCTGCGGTCTGTTATCCGTTATATAATCTCATACCGGAGATTATATCCGATGAGAATTTGGAAAGGTCATTCAAACGTGTCATGGCAAATCTGAGAAGTGCAGATACCCGAAGCGGGAATCGGCAAAGAGAGATAGCTGTAATAGATGGTATTGAATGTTCACCAAGAATGGCCCGTTATGTAAAAAACAAGCATAAGATACTTGATGAGCTGAAAGAACAGATAGGTAACGGCACATTCCGTATAAAGAACCTCAAGTCGTTTACTGTGGATGACGGACCGAAAGTAAGAATTGTGCAAGCCCCGTCAGTCATAGAGCGTATTGGAAGCAATGCGATTATGGAGCCGTTGGAAAAGCATCTTTCACCCCTATTGATAGAAACAACGGCTGCATCCATACAAGGACGCGGACCGCATGGTTTGTTCCATCAGGTACAGGATACATTGGCAGAGAACCCCAATATACACTATTATTATCAAAGCGATTATAAAGGATATTATGACAGTATCGACCATGATATATTAATCTCCACAATCAGGCGATATGTCGGAGACCCTGTCTTATTGCCTATTCTTGAAAATTTTGTCAAAGCACTATATCCCAACGGGAAGCATGGCATAAGCAAAGGACTGCGTTCCTCACAATTCTTTGGAAACCTTTACCATAATGATATTGATCACCGGATGATTGATGAATATGGTGCAAAACATTACTTCCGTTTTTGTGATGACATCTTTATTCTCGGTGAGAGTAAACGTGATTTGTGGAAATTGCGGGACAAACTACACTATGAAGCAGCTCAAATAGGGCTGACAATAAAACCAAGCGAAAAAGTGGCTCCAATATCCTCCGGTATGGATGCCCTTGGCTTTGTCAACTACGGCGACTATACATTGCTACGAAAACGGACAAAAGTAAATGCAGCCCGAAAACTTTCCAAGATTAAATCACGGAAACGGAGACAGCAAATAATTGGTTCATTCAAGGGTATGGCCTGCCATGCAGATTGCAAACATTTATTTTATATACTTACCAAGAACAACATGAAGAAATTTTCCGAAATGGGTGTTACGTACACTCCAGCAGATGGAAAAAAACGCTTTCCCGGCAAGGTTATGCGTTTGAGCGACATCGTAAATATTCCAATTGAGATACATGATTTTGAAACAGGAATAGACACCAAAGAAGGGGAAGACCGTTATCTGGTATCGTTCCGCAATCCCAGGACTCAAGAATGGGGAAAGTTCTTTACTGCATCGGTTGAGATGAAAGGTATTCTTGACCAAATCAGCGATATTGAGGACGGCTTTCCATTTGAAACAGTTCTCAAATGTGAAATGTTTGACGGAGGCAAACGAAAATACAATTTTACCTGACGGGAAAAAGATAACATACTAATCCGCTCGGTATCCGCTACTTTTGTCGTAAATCAAAATTCATGCAATGGAAAAGATTTACGGCACAAAGAAGCGGCAGGATTGTCTTGTACGTACAGGACGCTCCAAGTGGATACTGTTTTATGGCTTCGGGAAAGATGATGAGAATAGTGAGAATGGCTGGGAGTACCGGCATACATTCGACCATAAACCCACACTTTCCGAAGTCAAGGAACTTGTTGTGTCCGCTATAAACACGGCTACGGAGGAAAAGATTATAAACGGCTTTGTCTGGAACGGGAAAGCGGTATATCTTTCACCCGAAAACCAATTAAACTTTTCCGCTATAGAACGTAGTGAAAAGATTCCTTATCCGCTTATTCTAAAAATCAATGAACAGGAAGATGGTACGCCCATCTATCATACTTTCGAGAATGCAGATGATTTTATTGCGTTCTCCCAAGCAGCGTGCGCCTATGTGATAAAGACTGTTCAGGAAGGGTGGAAAGAAAAGGATGAAGTGGATTGGACGGTATTTAATTTAAAAAGTAATAACGATGAAAAAGTTGATTGAATGGCTCGGAATGAGTAACAGGTGGAAACACCTCGTAGGAGGACTGATTATCGGCATTTTTGCATTTGGTTGGTTTACCGCAATGTATGCCGGAGTTTTGACAGCAGGTGCTTTGGAATATAAAGACAAGATGTATGGCGGTAGATGGGATTGGATTGACTTTGGTCTTACAGTAGCCGGAGCAATGATAGGACAACTAATAGGAGGAACTTTAATATGGAACAACTAAGCACGATTATCCAAGTTGTCGGTTCGCTCATCACATTAGTTATATTGCCCTTGCTATTGCTTAGAAGCAAAAAGAAACAGGCAGATGCCGAGGCTGAAAAAACCGAAGCAGATAACATCACAGCTTATGCAGCTGAATGGAAAGAATTGTACGAGAAGAAGGAAAAGCGAGTTGTCGAACTGGACGCCAAAATTGACCACCTTTACGCCGAGATAACCAAGTATCGTGACGCTATCCGCGAGCTAAGCGAAAAGAACAGCGAGCTTGCCGTTCAGAATCAAGCACTGGAATTCCGGAAATGCAATAAACATGGTTGTGCAGACCGCGTCCCACCAAGTGAATATTAACCAAATAAATAAGTATGAAGATATTGATTGATAACGGGCATGGTGAAAACACTCCCGGAAAACGTAGCCCTGACGGTTCGTTGCGTGAATATGCTTATGCACGTGAAATTGCAGATAGAATAGCACATGAACTTTCCGCAAGAGGTTATGATGCCGAACGCATTGTTCGGGAAACAGTAGATGTTCCACTATCAGAACGCGCAAGGCGTGTAAACGAAGTTTGCGGACGATATGGAACGGCCAATGTAGTTCTTGTTTCTATCCACTGCAATGCTGCCGGAAACGGTGCAGAATGGATGAACGCAAGAGGATGGAGCGCTTATACATCGAAAGGCAAGACAAAGGCTGATAAACTGGCAACTTTCTTGTATGAAGAAGCTGAAAAAAACTTTATCAGTCAAAGAATACGCAAAGATAATTCTGACGACGATCCTGACTGGGAAGAAAACTTCTATATTTTGAGCAAGACAAAATGCCCGGCTGTACTTACGGAAAACTTTTTTCAGGATAACAAGGATGATGTCCTGTACCTTTGTTCCGAAGAAGGCAAACAAGCTATTGTCAAAACCCATGTAGAGGCAATAACCAGATATATTCAGAAGTATGGTAAAATGGTTTAAAGATATTGTAGCAATATTGTTTGTGGTATTATTTTTCACATCACTGTTTTTTAATGTGCGTTTTTGCATATCGAATAAAAAGTTACCTATAAATGATACCACAAGAATAACTGTTTTCGATACCATACCCTATTACAAGCCTGTACCCAAGGATAGTACCGTTATTAAATACATCACGCAGATTCTTCCTACTGCAAAACCGGATAGTACGAAACAGACTCCGGACGTAGCAGATACGACTAAACCTCCAAATAAAGACAAAGACAGTGTTGAGGTTGAAATCCCCATTACGCAGAAGATGTATGAAACAGACACATATCGGGCTTATGTAAGTGGCTTTCATCCACAACTTGACAGCCTGATACTTTTTGCCGGGCGTGATATAATGACCGTAACAGGTAATTATCCCAAACCCAAGAAGAAAAAGTTCAGTATCAGTCTACAGGTAGGATATGGAATAACACTGAGAGAAACGCCGCAATTTTCTCCATGTCTTAGTGTAGGTTTATCGTATAATTTGTTTGATTTCTGATTATGATAGATATTATATTAACGGTCAATAAGGAAAAAGTATATGAAGAGGTAGCAAAGACCACATCGTACACCGGTGCGAAAATGGATGATGAGTTTGCCTACGATCGTATATTTACGACGGATGAGGATAAAAGCATGCTTGAACGTTTTTGGTGCGAGAGTAAGAATACCATATGCAACAGTTTAAAGAAAATGCTTCTTGACGAAACGGAAGCTGACAGTGAATACAGGCTTTCGTTGGGGCTGTCGAATTCATTCGATGAAGCTCTAAAAGAAAGTATGCAGCGTAGCTTGTTTTCATTCTTCGTGATGAATGTCACTGCAAAGTGGTACACGTTTACCAATAAGGAAGAAGCTGCCGGATATGCAACGGAAGCTGCTACCTATATGGAGGATATAATGCGTAAGGCATTTTTTAAAAGAAAGCCCATGCGCCCGACATACGAATAATCATTAATTCAAAATATTATGGCAGAAAATAAGAAAACATTAACCGTGACACAACAGGTCAAAGAACTTGTCTATGATATTCAGAACAAAGCGTATTTGACGGGACAGGCACGAGAAGCGGCCGGCAAGAGCTATCAAGTCGCATCCAATATGCAAGCAAGTGATGACGATGAAAACAGCTATCAGATACGTCGTTCGTTGGCCAATGCCTTTTCCTCTTTAAAAAGTCTGCTTGGAGAGTATCTCAATGAGGATAATACAACAAGCGATAACCTGATGGATGAAGAGATAGATAATAACGGTAAACTTTCATTGGAGTTTTTGCTTCCGTCTAACTATAACAACGCTTCGGCAGACGCACTGGGAAATGGCATACATTCATATCTTGTAGATATGGCACTTGGAGAGTGGTTTGCCATAACCAGTCCGGAAGATGCCAATGCGTATATACAACACTCCGGGGTGAGTCTTGAAAACGTGAAGCGTGCACTCTACAAACGCAGCCGTCCGGAAAGACCGACTTATGATTAATTGATGTTCAAGCCTATGGTATATTGTCAAAACAGCCAGTCTAAAACAAAAGCGGTAACACTTGTATTTAAAAGGGAAGAACTGCTTTACGATGCGGAGAATTATTCTTTTGTAGAGGGCGACATTATGCAAGCGGAAGACGAACACGCCAGACATCAAGTATTCGACATCGGTCAGGACGGTAATGTGGACAGAGTTACGAGAATACTTAACCTCGTGCATTCTGAATGCGTGGAAATGTTGTTTCCTTATACGAAAGAAGAAATTTCCGATAAGCAGGAACCCCTTGATAATGTTATGACCGTGCCGGAAGAATACCTCATAACCCTTGTTTTGCCTGTGGAATTTTCATTGTCTACCGTGAAGTTGCTGAAACATCTGATACACGAATATATGGTCTGCAAGGTCCTTGCCGACTGGATGAGCATAACAAATCCCGGCAGCCAAGCCAACTGGGAAGATAAAGCCCGAAATATCCGAATCAAGATACAGACTTCCCTTGTTTCACGGAAAGGCAAGATAAGGCGAAAACTAAAACCGTTTTAAGAATAGACAAGAGCCGGAGTGCATCACGCATACCGGCTCTTTCTCCTTATAAACAATCTGATAACCTTAAAAATAACTGACCTATATGTTTCATTTATCGTAGTCTGTTGAGCATACGTGGATTGAACTGGACGCTAAATCCTAACAGGCTTTCGGATTTGTCAAGTGTACAAATGAGTGCAATTCTAAATGCTTTGTACGGTGTTCCTCTGAAACCACGCATATATTTGTCTGCACTGCTCCATACAGTATGCCAATTAAACAAATCATTCGAACCGTACAGTACTTGTACTACATGTCCCGATTTAAAATATCCACGTTGAATGATGGTATCTATTGTCTTGAACACATCTGGCTCATCCATTTTGAAAGGGCGGGTAACCACTAATGCCGTTATGTTTTCAGCAGATGATGTAGAAAAATCCACAAGTCTGTTTCCGTCAGCCATTGCTAATGCTTCCGGATACGAATTGACATTGTTCACTATGTCTGACAGCATCATTCCCCAAAGCTTTGACTTCAACGAAAACACATAAGCATAGCGTACAGCCGGGTTATACACAATGATATGCTGATTGGTATAATCATATATCATCCGGCAAGCGGCAAGAAAATCAAAAAACGGAATCATAGCAATATCGTCAAGAGCCGTTCGTTCATTTTCGCTTGCTTTTCCATTATAAACTGATAGAAGTTTATCCGATCTTGGCAAATCAGAAATAGAAAACAAATCTTCCGCATTTAAACTTTCTGATATGCACTGCACAGTAGAACCACTTATCAGCATAATACCTCTATTGGTGGCAAACAGCACTGCATTATCAATTTGTGTGATACTGTTCGTATTTATACAAACCTCCCGTGTTACAGGTTGCCGTGCTGAGTATGATCCCGTATTTGATACTTCTAAGGCCCATACACCTTCTGATGTAAAAGCATAAAGTGGAAACTGACCGAACTGTCCCTCTGATAAAGCTTTTACAGCCGAAGATATACCAAGAATAGTGCCAGTACCTATTGTATTGATACCGAGAACCGGAAAGTGAAATGGATTATTGATTTCTGATGTGTATATTTTGTTCGGTAAATCAATTATTCGCTGTTCACGGGGACTTGCTGTAGGATAATCACTAAGTCCTGTCGGAGGATTTTCCCAACCGGCAAAATAAAAAGCTCCGTTAAGGAATTTGTGCTGTTCAAGTGGTACTTCATAATATTGTGGTAATCCATAATGCGTCACAATAACTGCTTTGTATGCGTTTATATTAGGGTAGAACAAAAACAGCAATGGCGGATCCAATATTGACGCTTGATAAGATTCTCCATTGACCACTATGTCCCGACCATCCTGCTTGATATAGAAGTATACAGAAACAGGCATTGTTCCATCAAAATAAGTAGGGGACATTCCATCAAAATTAGCAACATATCCGTTGGTATATGTAATCATCGCTCCTGTGTTATACAAGTTATACAATTCTTTTTGAATGTTTGCGATGTTAAGTCTTGAATTATAAACAAACGAATAATGTGGAAGCAATTTATCATGACTGTCATAATCATCTGTCATAACTTCTCGTGTTACCAATGACTGTAGATAATCTTCTTCGATTACCAGTTTTGTACGTGTAGTGGAAAGTTGTTCAATACGGAGACTTTCAAGCAGGTAGAATTGCGATGTTGAACGAATATCCTCTTTTACATCATCAATACTTCTACGAGGAATCATCAAACGTCCACTTGGATAAGTCAGTCCGTTGGGGTCAAATGTAAAGGCATATAGTTTATTGAATGTATGATGTTGATAACGAATTGGAAATTTGGAGGTAGAAGCTGCTTGATTTATATGTTTGCATACACAATAAGAATTATAGTTTTCCGATTGTGCAAATCTTGTACATTTTCCGTTTTGGTCATAAGTATAAATAGGTTTTGAAACAAACACATCAACAGATCGAACTATATCTTTCCAATTTTTAAGCATATCAAGGCGAGACTGAAGAACAACGGCACAATCAAGGTCGTGTATCATTCCACATATTCGAAGTTGCGCATCTGTATACTTTCCCTTTCCCGTCAGGTGTGTCCAAAAAACTTGCGGTGCAAGGTCTGATGAAGCAATCATCAGAATCGGAGCCGAGTGCATTGTCAATGTTCCATCGTATAGCCGATAGGCGTATCTTACAAAGAAAGGAAAAATGAATTTGCCCTTATTTGTAGACCTTTCAGCAATAAATTTATTGATATGGGCAAGTACTTGGTCTGTAATTCGCGTTTTATTGTTATCAGAGAATTCATTCCAAATGCTGCCTTCACTAATAGCATCAAATGATATTGAAAATTCATCTGTCCGAACCATTTCACCCTGCAGCCCAAATGAAAGTGGGCATTCAGGTATTTTTGTACCAAGATATAAATATCCGTCATTATTTCCTTTCCAGAGAAAATAATGCATACCGTCAGTTGACAAGATGAGAAGCGTATTGCCAATAGCTGTTACCTGATATACCTCGTTAAATGAACGAAGAAAAACAGGCTGATGTGCGTCAGAACCATTCCACCAACTGATAGAATTGTTGTTAAAGATGATATAGTGCTTGAAGTTAGCCGATTTATGAATATACATAACCGAATCACCACCTTTGAATTGTAATACTTCGGATGGCGGCAATATGGGTTTAAGTGCACCGTTTTCAGGAATAACACCTATCGATGTTGCCAAGTCCCCATCGGCGCACTCATAGTCCGATGGGTTGGCAGAATACCCGTTGTATTTTATTTCTTTAATCATATCTTTCTTACAAAAGGAGTTTGGTAATGATTGGTAGCAATGTGCCATGATATTGGCTTTCCTTAGGCTCTCCAACGCATAATCTCGCCTTGTCTGTTACGCCCGACACATCAAGTATGGCGGAGCACAGCCTTTTAGATGAGGCTCTGAAATGTTTCCCTTGCCTATTGGATGGAAACACACATGCTTCATGCCGACCGCCGGTTGGTGAGCGGTATCTGACATAAAGATATAATTCTCCGTTCTCACTCATAATATCCAGGACATCACCTCGCGAGAGATGAAGTTGCTTGGCTATATGAGATGTAATGTCTATTCTTCCCGAAGAATAGAATACTATATCAGCCTTTCTTGTATTTCCTAATATACTTTCCATTGGGCTTTTCAATTTGATAATAGATGAGACCTTTGCTTGTATGATGTATAGACACAGACAGTTTGACTATACTATCACCGGGTAATCCATGCTCATAAAGCATAAGACCGACCGACGGGCACAGACTTTCAAAGCCTATGCACTTATACTTGTCATTATATTGAATATCGCATAGTTGAGTCGGTTGTCCGATATTTGGATTGACGGTGAAGCCGAAAGAATCTTGTCCGGCAATTCTGAAAACAAACACTTGGGCTGCATCGCCCTTTTTCGCCTTACCTTTGATATGGAGAAACAAGCGTTTGGATAGCGTGATTGAATTGTCGTTACCATCGGCAATCACATAGTAGTTACGTGACTGCCACCATGTTTTTAGTTTTTTGATAATCATAATACGAAAATAGAATGATTCACAGATTATTATGGTTTAACTTTTTACAGACGAATCGAAATATATCCGGCGTGAACGGAAAGAAACTGTTTCGACAAACCGGAATGACAGAGTTGTTTCGATTTCCAGTCGATGCCGATTGGCGGCTTCTTTTGTTGCAAAAATGTAAGAACAGATTTCTTGCTTTGTTGTTCCTTTTGTTGCTACAATGTTGGCATAATATTTGCGCCCGAAAAGGAATGCCATGATTTCTTTTAATACAGTTGAGTTCATATTGTATGATTTAATCAGTGAATAAATTTGTCTGTCGGGGTTCTTTGGAAACGGAAGAAACTCCGGTAATACTATTTACACGTTCAATTTCTCCGTCAATTTCCGTTTCAAGTGCCTTGCATTTCCGCAAGTTTTGTTGGGTGCGACACTTGAAATAGTCTTTCTGTGCTTTGCGCATCAGAACTACCTTGGTAAAGAATGTTTTTGCATCCATATGATAAATACATTAAAATTCTTTATGGGTTGCTAATTGATAATCTTTCTTTTCTTCTTCTGATAGTTCGTTGTAGCAGCTTTCGCAAACAACAGGGTAACCGTGTTCTTCTTCAAAGTACACGCCACAAAGTTGGCAACACAAACCGTCTATAATATCTTCTGCAATGCTCATGATTATTTCATTAATTCAAATTCATAAACCCACACCCACGGATTACTTTCCCATGTGCCTTCGCCGGACACTTTGTCAATGAGGTCGGCATAGGCATATTGAGGAGTAGAGTAAGAACGTCCCCATCCGAGCTTATCGGCGGCTTCTTTCAATAACATAGATGGATAATACCCAGTTATGTACTGAGGAGCTTTTGTCGGAATACTATGTACAATCTTCACAACACCTTCTGCCAAGCAATCTTCATCAGAAATATCCTGCAATCGCTGTATGCGGACGTTGGTTATCTTAATCTGATACGGCATCAGTTCGGCTTTCACAAACATTTTATTGCGCCAAGCTGCTTCGCAAAAAGCGAAAGGCTCTATGCCTATGTCAGCATAGCTCTGCGCAACGGCTACGATTTCGCCTACCTTGTATCGTGGCAGGATTTCTCCTTCGTCAAACTCACGTTCGTCTGCATCGTACATACATGGCCAGCCAACCACTTTCTTATCGGACTGACGTATATGTATGTTGAATCCGGCTACCCATTCCCCTTTAAATTCTCTCGGACATTTGATGACTCTTCGGGTTTGCGTCTTCCGATCATCCAATACAGCCTGAGTTAAGCCGTATTTATCGTTGAACATTATCTTTTTCATTGTAGTATTCTTTATTAAAGTGTCCGTTGGCAATCAGCCAATCAATCATGTTTATGACTGCATCGAAAATGTTTTCTTTCATAACCTCATGTTTGCAGTCATACCCCAGCTCTATGTACCGTATAAACCAAAATACATTATCAACTGAGATTTCCAAGTCTAAGTCAGGATGGTTGTCTTGCTGTGGAATTAGTGGGGGAAGTATCTCCAATAATCGAGACAAACTCCATGCTGGAACATCCTTGCCCCACAATCTATCAAACACCTCTTCACCGGTCATCGGTGTTCCATCTGGATGCTTATGAAAAGGCGATGCTAACTTTGCTATTCTTTCCGGCGTCCAAAACTTCCCTCTTGATGTTGGCGGCTTAGTTTGCAACTCCCATTTCAATGCAGGTACTTTACTCTTTGTGTAATGGTACACCATATCTGCCGTTCCCGGCTTTAGCCCCAAAGCGAGCAATCTTTTTGACTGTTCACGGGTAGTACATATTTGCGATTTAAACTCCATAATTTTTGTTTATATTTAATACACTATCGAATTATTGTAACCTCAAGTTTTCACTAACAGATTCAGCATGAATACCTTTACATATTTCCACATTTTTGCCGGTTTCTATGCCTCTCATAGCGCATAGAGCATCAATATCCGACTTTGATTCTCTGGCCTTACCAATCTTTTCTCCTTTAAGGAAATCATCTATTTCACTTTTTGTGGTACGTACAAGAGCTGTGATATTATTTTCTGTTTCCAATATCCTTTTGCTCTCATCAAATTTTTCTGAAAGGCCTATAACACAACCGTATAGGAATGATTTTAAATACATAATAAGGCTTTTGGGGCTTTTCCCGTATTTCCATATACAATCATGTTTATATTCCTCATAATTACGTTTGCCGATAGCTATAAACTGGTGAGATAAAAAGGAAATGAGATACAGAACTACTTCAACATTCTTTTTTCGTCCTATTATTTCAAATTCACTACGTTTCATTCTGCCATTATTAAATTTGCTAATAATAAGACTACGGCACATATTATATTCACAAACTACTGATATGAGGTCACTATACCATCTACCATTTGTGCTTATTTTGAAAGGTATTTCTTCTGATACAATTGGATTCTCTAACTTCTCTTGCTCCGGTATATCGTTTTCAGTTAGATTATACTCCATCAACAAGCGTGTTATGCCTGCCGCAGCTGCATTTGCTTCGCCTTCGTTACCCAATGCAGTAGCTGACTCTTTTAGATTCATTAGCTTGCGCAACTTCTCTAATATTTTATCTTTCTTTGTTTTCATAATATTTGTTTTTTGATATTAGTTAAAACTGATTGCCACGTACCTATAGAACCGTATGTATCCGAAACAGTAAGAGGGATTCTCTGTATTATCACCTATCTCAATTCGCACGTTATAGCCTTTCATCCGTAAAAAGCGTGCGGCTATTTCGTAGACGGTGTATCGTTTCTCATGAATGTCCCAGTAACTGATTCCACGCTCTGTCTGAGGAATGCCTTTTTTCAGAATCTTCTTAAAGGATTTGATGGTTCGTATGATTTCTTTTTTATTCATATTTGTTCCGATTTGAATTATTTGTTTAGAATCTGCTTCATACACCTGCGGAACTCTTTTACAGATCCGGGATTCATGTTTTTACTAAGCATAATTTGGAAAATCTCCACCGGATTATACTTTCTGTATTCAACAGGGATTTTGCCAAATACTCCGTATTCTAAGATCGTATCTCTGATATCCATTGGAATTTTCAAAACTTTCAATGCTTTCTGCTGTTGTGGAATTGAATACGGTTGATAATTACTATCCCAATTTCCAAATACGGAAGTGACATAAAGAATCTTTTTTGCTAATCTTTTTTTCATATCTTTCCTAATTTGTTTTGAATTTATTTATAGTAGTATTTTTGTTAAACAGAGCCATAACAATCAATGCTAAAGCTACTTTCAATAATTGCTTTTTCCCAACAATTACGACATTACTACGATTTAGCCCATCATCAGTCTTGATACTGTACCAATTCTTATAAGGTGGCAGTACCTTATAGATATATATTTTCCCAATTACCTTTTTCATACTTATATTTTCAAATTTTATAATCCGTTATTCGTTAATTGGTAATTTCATAAAGCACATCCACATGGTCTTTCCATGTCTTCCGGTGGTATGCCCAAACAGAGGTTGCCGTTCGATAGCTTTCAACACTTCTTTGACTGTTATTTGGTCTTCATTCCATTTGAAAATCAAAACTCCGTAGTCTTCCAGCACACGAAAGCATTCATCTACGCCCTTCTTTATCAATCTTGGCCAATCTTCAGGAAGTTTACCATACTTCTTGGCTAACCAACTATCTTTACCAACCTTTAGCAAATGGGGTGGATCAAACACTACCAGTTTAAAGGATTTATCCAAAAACGGCATATCGGTAAAGTCCGATACGATGTCTGGGTGGACTTTCAGATTTCGGCCATCACAAAGAATGTATTCTTCGTCCCTAATGTCAGCAAACAAAGCCAAAGGGTTTTCTTTATCAAACCAACACATTCGGCTACCGCAACAGGCATCTAATATGATTTTTGTTTCACCGTTCATTTCTTACTTTATTTGAACAAAAGCTCAACTCTATTTCTGTAACTTATTTCTGTTTTCCCAGATTGTAAACGTTGCAATGCTTCTTGGCACTCCTCATCGGTTTCAAACCCCATACCGAACACTAAATTCTCTGTACCTCTTATTTTTTCCTGTAAATCAACAATAGTGTAAAGTACCGTTCTTTGGGGATTGAAAGGCTTAGTACATATTAGATAGCGGGAATCACAAGCGCGAATGGTGTATGCGTTTCGTTCACCGACAAAATGTATTTTATCTCCTACTTTAAATTTTCTCATATCTGTTCTTATTTTGAATTTTTATTCATTTCTTTTTCCGCAGCTCTGGCCCCTTTCTTGAAACCCTCTACAAAGCTGTCAAAACAAGCTCTATGGATTTCTAAAGTGCATCTTTGCATAAGTGGGCAAATCGAACATTTTTGGCTAAGCCCTGCGGACTTTTTAGCGAGTTTCGTTACATTTTTCATTGGTTTATCCTTTCATTCTGCCTAAAAAAGCAAGTTTAATCACATCATATTGAGTTCCTATCCATGCAAATTCCAACATGGCATTATCATCTGCAATGTCATTAATTTGCATGATTGGGTAGTTACCCTGATTTGTGCTATAACAAACACACGAGCTATAAATAAAATCCTCAACCTCTTCTTGACTTCTTGGTACATTGAAATAACTGTCAAGGCTTCCAATTATATGCTCTTTCAAGTATTCGGAACTATATGCAGCAGCAATTTTATCTTGATTTCTAAGTGCATATCTCATAACTCATCTTTATCTCCTAATTCAGACAACGCTTGTTCAAACTCTTTGAGTTTCTTAATGGCGTAATCTCTACGATAAGTGATTATATCACGACTTGTATAATTTGTATAGAACCGGTCTATAAGGTTTTGAACAAAAAACCTTTCAGGCTCTTCGCAATGATTCAATAGAATTACATAATTCGTGTTTCGTGGGTGGAAACATAAGAATCTATAATAATTCACTTTGCCGCAAGAACATTCAATTAAGCGTTCATCAGTCTTTAATTTCCTAATGTCTTCAGTATTTAATATAGGTTTCATAAATTAATCCTCCATATTAGGCGTTATATCTTGAAAATAAGCCCATTTGACAATATTCGTAAATCGTGAATACCAAATGCTATTATCTTCTTTGTGATAATATCCGCATCCATAGGTGCCGTCTTTAAGGATATAGAGGCAAAACCTGTGCTCCTCTGGCACCTCGCTTGCATCATGCCACACGCTATTAATGCGCCATTCTGCACCTTTTATGAATGAACCCTCTACTAATTCATCGCATGAAAGTCCATGCTCGGGACACTCGTCTATTGAATGGTATTGTCCATATACACCCATTGACTGTGCAGTTGTGAGTCTACATTCTTCTGCCGCTTTTTCAATATCTTCTCGTTTCATCCTTTACCTCCTTTCTTCAATTCTGCAATAAGAGCATCAGCACCGCTAATGCTCCACTGGGCTAACGTTTCGCTACTTGCATCCACACACTGATTATGTGAATTGGCTGAAAATCCTTTCATTAGCTCTTTCGCAATCTCGTATCTGCGTTGTTCCCAGTCTATGGCTTTTTCAAATTCAAGTGCTGTTCCGGGTATTTTTCTACCGTCTTTTGTTATGAATGAACCGCATGAAACCAGCATAGTACCTGAAGGTTCAACATCTATGACCTCGCCGGTAGCCTTTACTTTAGCTTTAAGTTTTTCAGCAGCTCTCATTTGTCTCGTGTGTTCTGCTACACAAGTTTTACACCTGTTAGGATATGATTTACTGAACTCTGAAATATGTTTAGTCTTTCCACATACTTCACACTTCTTTACTTCTAAATAATCCATATTTATTTTTTATTTGAATTAATGGTTGTTGGCTCATAGTACTTGCATTTGTCTGTTTCCGGATTGTATGCTGGCCATACCCATTGCAAACGTGTATCGGGTGGATCGGGTAAATAGCGTTTGCAACTCTTGCGGATTGAGCAGGTAACGCCCGAACAATAACTATAATCTGTATTCATCGTCATAATGTTTTTAATTAGTTTACTGTTTTCTGAATGACTGCTCATTGCCGAAATTGATGATTAGCATCATTTCACGGAAACGGTCTGCAATGCGTTCATCGTAATATTCTGAAATCCCTTTTGCCGTAAGATTGGATGAAACCAGCGTGCAGAATTGCTCTTCATACCGGAAAGACAATATATCCATTGCTGCTGTTACGTAATCGCCATAATGAATGCTTTCTTTCGGCTCTGAACCGAGGTCGTCTATTGCGAGTATTTCAACTTCACGCAACCTTTTGTACCGTGCCACATCAGATATATTGTCACGTGTAGGGTTGTTGTATGCTTTTGCCAACAAAACGAGCTCCTTTGCCGGTACTATCATGTATCCGCGTACTGGATATGTATTCACATTACTGCTATATCCTTCATCTGAGCGCAAGTAGTTTATAAGGTTTTGCAACGCACGTAGAATGGTGGTTTTTCCATTACCGGCACCGCCGCATAGAAACAATCCGAAAGTGGAGGCTTCCGATGTAATCCAATTGGAAATGTCCCAAAGGTGCTTTTTGTATTGTTCGGTGGCATTAAATTCCCTATGCCTATGAGCAACTTCCACCCGGCACGCTTCATATAGCATAGCGTAAACTTGCTTGGCGGTATATGGCAATCTAAAACGAGTTACCATATGTTTTCTCTTCATCAGATTTGAGAAGATTACCTCTGCGTTGATTTCTGCTTTCGGGTCTAACTTTATCATCTTTTCTTTTACTTTTATCATTTACAATTCTCAACCATGCGTTGAAGTGCTGTTTGGCATCCTGTAAGGAAGAATGCCGGTCTTTCCCGTCTGCCAGGCATTGCACCCGGAAGTCATCAAGACTGCTGCGCAATAATGATATATCCATGTGATGAAGTACTTGTAGCTGGTCAAGCCAACACTCATCTTTTTTCAGTTCGGCAATTTCTTCATCAAGTGTAAGGGAATAGATTTCACTTGGAGGCGGATTGTCTGGTTTTTGGCAAGCACCTTTGGAAGTCGGAACCGGATCGGGAGCTCTTTCTTCCTGAATGAGTCTATAAGATTCAGGTATAGATACAGACTTTCTTTTGGCGCGGGTACACATTTCCGTATATCGTCGCTGGATTGATGCCGATGTGATAATCCCACGTGATAGTAGTTCTTTATCGAAAAGCCCCACCGAACCGCAGTATTTCACAACTTCCTGCACCGTGTTTTCTTCCAGCCCGAAGTACTCAGCCACGTCAAAGGCAGTATTTGCATCCCACACAAGGAAACAGCCTTGTACTCGGTAAATCTCACACAGAATATAGTCGTACACAGCAATGCCCCGGCATTTAAAATCTTTTTTCAGCCGTTTTATCCGACGGTCTTGGTATCTATCGGTATCGACAGTATAATAATTAAGACCTGTTTTGATGTTTGCCATATTAGACATAGTTTTAAAATTCATTTCTCAAATAATCATCCACTTCACGAATGAAATCATCCAGCGAAAAGCACAGAACATATTTGTATTCTCCGTTTTCACATATTATCTTTTGCCATTCTTTTTGTGATGGAGATTGATAGCCGCCTTTCTTTTTCATTTCAATGAGCAGCGCACCATAATCACGATTGCTTTTCAACAGAATCAAATCGGATACACCGGCTGTTACGCCCTCAGCTTTCAATTTGCCACCTGTAACAGTATCACGTCTTCCTCCGTTCGGCACAGCAAACAACCGGCCTTTTAACTTCGGATACTTCAAATTGAACCACTTTACGCAAGAGCATTGTATGCGATGTTCCTCATCGTCATATTTTTGCTTCTTTTTTCGTTTCCTTTCCATTTGAAGCATTTCCTCAAGTGTCATTGTCGCTTTGCTTTTCGGGTGTAACAATGGTGTCTTTTCCGGTCTTGTCTACTACAACTTTTTTCCCACCAACGGTTATCGTTGTCCTGCAACCTTCGGGGAGAGATTGTATGAAATTTCGTACAACAGGCGAATTGGCATTTTCACTGATGGTATCCGTAATGGACTCATCTGCGGCATATGGATAGACATCCATAATGGCAGTTTCCGCTACCGATGCAATTTGATAGTCGGCCATTGTGCCTTTCATACCCTCATCCAGTTTATTTACTGCATCACGCAAGTCGGCTGCTTGTACCAGTACGTTGGTAGCTGTCTTTTTTTCTGCTCCACTTTTTTCATCTAAGGTAATGAAATACAGCTTGCACTTGAACCAGCGGTCAGCACTGTCTTCCTCACAGGGAAAGAGCTCGCTATAGTTGGCACGTTTAATGTCGGAAACTGTAAACTCACCGGAAATAAAGGGTGTCATTTCTTCAATGATGCGTGCTTCCGCTTCCGTGAAGCTGAGCGCGTCAACCAGATAGGGTTCCGTTACTTTCTTGTTCATTCCGTTATCCATTGTCTTTTCATAACGGATTTTACATTCAAACCACGTGTGCATCATGAGTTCATTTTTTCTTTGAGTTGTTTACTGACTACAAGTTTTACTGTTCGTCTAGCCGGAATGACTACCGTTGTTCTCTTGTAGATATTACGGGCTTTCCTTTCTTTTGTGATATAAGTCTTGATAGTGCCAAAACCACGTATATAGACACTTTCACCTTTACAAAGTGCTTTCTCAATAGCATCAAAAGCACAATCTACGGCTTGAATAGCCTGTGAGCGACTAATAGTCGTATTGTTGATAACATGTTCAACGATCTCAATTTTTCTCATTGTTTTTATTTTTATTAAAATGATAGATCACTATTGTTTGGCCTACAAATCTCAGTTTTGTATTGAGTATTTTCAACTGATTTTTTCATTATGATTCTTGATTTAAATCCGCAGATAGAAGTAGGATGATGGCTGCAATGGCAAAACTCATTCCTAAAATGGCATACGTATATGCTTTAGAGGATTTGGATTCTAAAGCAAAATGAAAGTTAACAGCAAAAATGATGATATTCAAAACAATAAATATTATATCAAAATAGATTCTCATATTACTTTATTTACTGGTTACTATTATTTTTCCTCATAATCACAAATGCTAATAGGGATTCTTGTTAAATGTTAACGAAAGCCCATTTGTAGCGGCTGTTATTTCTATCTCTGGATATAATCTTTCTATTCCATGGATAAACTCCGTAGCATTGCTGTTATTGTCGGACAGATGCAGGAGTAGAATGTTGCATACTTGAGACAGGTCATTGGCTTGCAATGTGAGGAGACAGTTATCATAGGACATGTGCGACTTAATGGTGCGTTCGTAGCGTTTCTTGTCAATGCGCCCGGCAGTGAAATTTGCATCAAGAATTTCCTTGCTATAATTGCACTCCAACATTACATTGTTAAGACCGGGAAATTTGTATTTTAGGAAATAGGTGTCTGTGGCAAACAGCACTGTTCCGCACTCTTCATGACGGATGAGGTATCCGTAAGGTTCCGCAGCATCATGTTGTACAGGGAACGGTATCACTCTAAATCCATTTATCACAACTTGTTCGAATGGCAACAGCCCTTTTGCCCAATAGCTGGAAGAGAAACCAAGCGCATGTTTTGTGCCTTGACTCATATAGCAAGGTATGCAGGCGTTTATAAAATCGCCCACACATTTGGCATGGTCGCCATGCTCATGGCTGACGATACAACCAACAATGCTGTTTAGATTGAAGTCAAGAACCTTTTTTACTTTGTTGAACTTAACTCCGGCTTCCACTGCAAGTACCTCACCAGTCTTTTCAGACTGGAAGAGGTAACAGTTGCCTGATGATGAAGAACCTAACACATGAAGTTTCATTTCAAATAGGATTAATAGCCCGGTCCATCATCCTCGGTTGAGGCTTGGTTTTCGGTACTTGTTTCACCTTGGGTCTCTTTAATTTCTCCTGTTTCAGGGTCAACACCTGCCGGAACTTCATTGGAAACCGGAGCTACTGCATCATCAAAACTGATAGTGCCTTTGTTGGCTTGCGTGGAAATTTCTTTCGCAACCTGTTCTGTAACATCGACATAATCGGCGTCCTCTACATTTTCTTCAACGGTACGCATACCCATTGACAGTTCCGGTGAGTATGTAGAGCACCAGAACGAGGCGGCACGGTAACGTAACATCTGTTCGGGCATAGTACGCCACTTGCTGCCGTTTTTGCTATACCAACCCTCATCAATCGCCATTTGTATGGTAACGGCTGTACCACGTAAGGCAAGTGGTGATTTTGATGTAACCGGTTTTCCGTTCTCATCATGCGTAACACCTTTAGGAGTAGTCCATGCCACACACTTGACATTTGCCACACCGTTATTGCAAACTCCATTTGATGTCAATTCAAACTTCAGTGGTTCAAAGCGTCCACAAGTATTGATAGTGGCAATTAGGAACTTGGACGACCAAGATGGGCGACCATATACAATGTACAAGTTCTGCATTACCATAAGAGGGGATGCTCCAATGCGTGTGGCCACATCGAATGCGATTACGCAGTTGGCTACTGCTTCGGCTTCAGAGACCGTTTTTTTAGGTCCTTCTCCGGTCTTACCGCCAACAACACCGCCAATGCGGTAACTTTCGGGTACAAGACTGGAATTGGCAAACATGGTGGAGAAACGGTTGAGCGTTTCAATGGTTGTCGGGTCAAAGAAGTTGATGCCAGCAGGAACGTTACTTTGATGTGTAACCGGTGCGATTTGTCTTTCGTTCATAATTCTAATAATTAAAGATTTAACTATTTATTTTACTGTTAGTTGACTGTCTGTTGTAACCTGCAAGAATATCATTTGTGCGTTGGAAGCAATGAATGTATTCACGCTTTCGGCACGGTCAATGAACATTGGAGCATAGACTTCGTAATGCCTTGCCAATGTGTTGGTGATGTCAATACCTGCGTTCACTTGCTTTGCTGTATTGCACGTACCATAGGACACACCATCAATTATAGGAATACATACTTCGTATTCGTTTCCGTCAAGAGTGGTATCGAAAAGTTTCCAGTGTACCATGCCAAACAGCGAGTTCAAACGGCTCTCACAATCATCAATGCGAGCTTTGGTAAACTTAGCAGCTATATATTCACGTTTCTCTATGTCGGCTATCTTCTGTGCGAGTTCACGACCTTCCTTTTCAAGACGCTCTATTTCTTTATCATAGTTGGCGATAATGGTACGGTTGTTTAGTTGGATTTCCAAGTTCTTAATAGCAGATTTCACCAACTCGGCACGTTCGGACAGTTCGGTATCTGTCTGAGTATATGTGATATTTGCTATTTCTTTTTCTATCTCATCCAAACGTTTCAGGTTTGCTGCATACGCAGGCAGCTCGTTTTCGTTGATGGCGGACGGTACTGCTTTTGGGGTGGATTTCAGACGATCATACAGCCCTGCAATACATTCGTCAATGGCAGTAATCTTTTTGGAATGCTCTACAAGTTCTTCATTACGCCTGTTTAATTCCTCTCGGTATGATTCGACTTGTGTCGACAGGGATTTTCCACGTGATTGATTCTCTTTGAGCCTGTTTTGTTTATATTCTTCAAACTTTTGGAGAGCGTCTTGTATCATATTGTCGGGTAAAGGCTGACCGCAATGAGGACAGATATTATCACCGGTGTACTGTGTGGCACGAATGGATGCCCATTCGGAACGTAATTCTTCAAGTCTGCTTGTTGTTCCAGTTATTTCTTCGTTCAAATACTTGATGCGTTCTTTTGCACGGGTAATGTCTATATTGCAATCCGATCGTTCGGAATGAATATTCTTCAACTCTTTCTCGATTTCATTACGTGTTTCGTTCTGCTTATCGGCTTCCTCCTGACGACTTCTCCTTTCTGCGGCAAGAATATCCTTCTGTTGCTGTTCGATTTGCCGTTTTTCACGGTTCAGCGCAGCTTTTTTATCGATGGCAGATTGCTTGCGAGCATCTTCAGAATGCAGAAGTTCGTTTATTTCTTCCAGCTCTTTCTTTTTGTCGGTGAGCATTTCTTCCAATGAGTTCCAATCCTCGGCTTCTGGTTTCATCTTGTCCGTTTGGTCGATACGTGGCTTGATTTCATCCGCTTGCATTTTTAGACGTTTTTTCTCTGCGGCAATCTGCCGACGATAATCCGCCAATGATTTGCCACTCAACATGTCTACGAGAGCGGTAAATTCTGCATTTCCCTGCGCCAATTCGTTGTCTGTTTTGGCTCCGGCAATGGACATTAACACTTCACGTTGAACATCTTGTTTTAACGATAGGAAATACTCGGTATTGGTTAGCATCTTGAAAAGGTTCTCATCAATGATTTCGGCATTTATACGTTCCTTATACTCATTGACACGAACAGGTACGCCGTCCCATGTGCATTCGGTGACATTCCCCTTGAACACTTCCTCTACTTGTCCACGAGGTTTGACCCATTGCTCCTTATACTCTCGTTTGATGGTAATTTCCGTTCCATCAACGACTAATGTTCCCTCTACGGAGCATTCACAATGCTGCAGGGGATTGCCCTTTTCGTCTGTGGTGCGCAAGTTGAAGTCTTTACGGTCTTTGCTGTCCTTGCCGAAAAGCAGCCAACAGAACGCATCCATGTGCCTGGACTTGCCGAGACCGTTACGACCACAGATACGTGTAACAGTGCCATCTGTATGGAACTGTGTTGTTCTTTCTTTTTCTCCACGCCAGTTGCGAAGCGTGATTGATTTTAGCTGAATTGCTTTCATCTACTTTGATTTTTAATAGTGAAAAAATAGTGGGAGGAACAGGATTTGAACCTGTGTCCTGCTGCATCTTGGCCATTTGGGTACGTACCGCCGCTCTATCCGCTGAGCTATCCTCCCTTATCATTTGAAATAGTCTTGTTGTAACCTTTGTAGTGTACGCAGTTCGATTGTGCGGTATTCAACTTTGCCCGGACGCTTGCAGGGGGTTATTTTACCCTGCTTGCGCCATCTATCCACATTGCCACGCCCAAACATAGCGTATGCTTTTCGCTGGCTGACCATTTCGGGGTCATTGTGTGTATCGGCAAGCATACGGACTACAGAGGACGCTACATCGCGGACGAAAGTGTCATAAGTAACGGATTTATCGGGAAAATCAATAGTGAGCATAGGATTACGGATTAAAGTGAATACTCTGCACGATAATTTTCATCGGTTTTAATGAAATATGTAAGCACTTTTATTAGGGAACGTTTAGAACCGGGCTTGGCAATAGAGTCAACCAGACTTTCTCTCTTTTGCTTGTCTGTAGCAATAAAGATGTAGCCCACGTGTCTTGCTTCCGGTTTAAGAGGCTTGATTTGAGAATTTAATTTTTTGAAATTGATAGACATGATATTGTAAGTTAAGAGGTTATTTGTTTTCATTTTGAAACTCCATCCATGATATACGTACCAGTTTCCATGTGAGAAAGATGAATACAGCTGATACAAGATAGCCAATGAACGATGCGATGTTTCCAAGTATGATATGTGCCACAATGCTGACAACCACCGCAAAAAGCATGATGCAGGATAGTATCAGTTGTGAAATATTTACAAATTTGTTCATGATGATTACAAATTACGATATTCTGATTACTGTTATGATACGCTTTTCTCGGTCCGTTTCTGTCTGGTACTTACGATTCAGGATAAGTCCGAGGTCGGAAGCCTGAGCACGGACGCTCTTAGTCTTTTCAATGGGGAAAGTAACCGCTTTACCTACTTCCAAATCCGTTAAAGTTGGACGTACTTTTACTTGATTTTCTGCCATTTTATTTGTTTTTTATGGGTTATTGTTTAACTTTATAGTGCAAAGCTAACATATTTATTCGTGGCGAACAAATATTTTCGTCATAAAATTTAGTGTATGCGAAATTAAATATTAGTCGACTAATTCAAGTTCCTGTAAATCATGAATTTAGAAATTGTTAGAAAATTGAGCGAAAACAGAGGTGGTGGATTAAAGAAACTTGCTGCTGATGTTGGAATGAGCGAACAAAATCTACATAGATGCATTAGAAACAATAAGATTCAAGCGGCAGACTTAGAGAAGATTGCTTTTCTATTAAAAGCTGACATACGAATTTTTTTTGATGATGAAGTATCAAGACTATCAAATAATACAGTTGAAACAAACGGCGATTTTAGTCCTGCTTCGATGATGGGTAACGTGTCTGTAGGCACAGATGCTATTCTTGTAGAACGAGTGAAGCATTTGGAAGAATTGTTGGCTGAAAAGGAGAGGTTGATTAAGGTTTATGAAAAGTTAGTAGAGGGAAAAAAATGAGATATATAGTTGGAATAATATGTCTTATTACTTCTTTACTGTTATGTGCTTGCAGTGAAGATGACGAGAAAGGCGCTGAACGCTATTCGGGTGTATTTTTGAGTATGGAGGCTATAGATGCTATTACTCCGGAAGATTCTTTTTCTGATGTCATATTGCATAATGTTGAGTTTGAAAAAGTGGAAGTAGGAAAAGGAGAGCCTATAGAAGCTGGTGATTACACTGTGAAGACAGAAACTACTTACGACTTAATCATGCGAGAATCCGAAGCTGATTTGTATATAAAAACAGAAAAAAGAACAGATAAAATGTTTGAGGCAACTTGTGTATATAAATATGTTTTTAAGCAGGGAACTTACGGAGTGATTGAAGTATCAGAAAATGCTATTACGGTCAACGGATATCCATATTGTAAACTTCAAAAATTTACACTAATACGTACTGAGCCAATTGGAGAAAAATATTCCAAACAAGATACAGAGACAGAAAATTACAAGGGAGTATTCTCCTGCAAAAGCAATGGTAGAAGCATAACTTTGTCAAATAGTGATTATATGTTTGAAGCCGCGCTTGATGGTAACGAATGTAGGTTAACAGAATTATCTCCTGAACATAAAAATATCGGCACATTAGAAAAGCAATGAACGGAGAGTACCCATATTGTAAAACAGAGCCTTTTATGGATGAATTGAAAAAAGCCGCATTCAATGCTATCTACAAAGATGGTTGTGATAATTGTGGAGATTGGATAGATACATTGGTAAACTGTTATTCCGAAGAAGTGGTGGACGCTCTTGGGAATAATCCCAATGAGGTTTATGCAGAATTGGAAGATATATGGGAAACCATGGATTACGAAGACCCTCGAACCGGTATTTGCCTAACTTATCAGAATTGGGCAGAATATTTCACAGGGGAGTTTGCCCATACAATCTACAATGAATTGATTAAATCAAAGCAGGTGAACGAACGTAAATAATCCGTTTTAAAGCGTTTAAACCTTTAAGATGATAAAAGTATCGTTTTTCGTATTTGTGTTGATTGTGGCTTATCTATTTGCCTTAAATGGGTAATATATCAAGACTGGTAGCGGCGAGTTCTTCGATAAATGGACGAAAACATTAATCATAATAGACAGATACGAAGAAATTGAATAAACGAATATTGTTGAGAAGTATTATATAACTCATTGAAAAGTATCTTATTTTGGCAGCGGCGCAGGCTGTGATTGAAGAAAGTTTGTAAGCCTTAACGGCTTGTTGATATAGGACTCAGGCTGTAACTTTCCCGCGAGGAGCGGGGGAGTTACAGCCTGAGGTGTTTTTAGGAGGAGGCGAGATTGCGCTTTATTCAGCTGCTTTAAAGTTGAATACTGGTTTGATGATGGTTTCGATGGTTACTGTATCCTGAATATTCTGTATGATTTCATCTTTCGGCTTGTATACCATCGGTGCCTCATCTTTGGTAGCTTCTGTTATAGTTTCACTGTACACTTCCGTCATTGATTTTTTGAAATCCTCCAGACTTATCTTTTTAAATGCCTGACTACGGCCCATAATTCTTCCGGCACCATGAGGAGCTGAACAATTCCAATCTTCATTACCTTTCCCGATACAGATCAAAGAACCGTCACGCATGTTCAACGGTATGATACATTTTTCGCCCGATCTGGCTGAAATAGCACCTTTGCGAATAATATTGTCACTACCAATATAATTATGAACTGTCTCAAAACTTTCATGAAGCTTTTCTGCTATAATAATACCTTGCTTCATCATATAATCCATAATCAGATTTACAATCAATTTACGGTTTATCTGTGCCCAACTCTGGCAGATAAGCATATCATGCAGATAGTCTTCCCGAAACTGACCTTTCAAATAACATAAATCCTGTGGAATGTTCAGCTTGCAGGTCTTAAATGAGTTGTGAAGATTTCTGATTACATCCTGTAATTCATTTTTTCGTCCGTCCTGTTTGTATTCTGCAATGATACGATTCTTTTCTTCCATCAGTTTATCCCATCCTGACTGACATTTTATGGCCAGTTTCTGGTAAATATCTGCTACCTGCTTTCCTAAATTACGACTTCCGGTATGTACGACAAGGTAATAGAGACCGGATTCATTTCTGTCAAGTTCTATAAAATGATTTCCACCACCAAGTGAACCAATAGATTTATATAACCTGCGAACTTCCTTCAGTTCACGATAACAGTGTAATTGCAATATCAGTTGTTTGGCATTCTGATACAGAACTGAATATTTTTGTGGCAATGGCAGATAGTTTTCATCCCTAAAGTCACGTCCAGAAGGAATAGCACGGAGGATATATTCATTCAAAGCATGGAAGTCGATAGAAGTGTTGCAGGATAACGGTTGAACCAGCATACCACAGCCTATATCTACTCCCACGATATTAGGAATCACCTTGTCGCCCAAGTTTCCCGTAAAACCTATCACGCATCCTGCTCCAGCATGAACATCCGGCATAATGCGAATCTTGCAATCACTGAATACGTCTATGGACAGCAACTGCCTGATTTGTTGAAGAGCCGTATCTTCTATATTGTCTGTGAATATCTTCACATCATATCCATTTATCGTCTTCAT